ATACGATAACTAAAGACAGCTCGAGATCTTGTAGCTAAAACTTGTTTAAGTTTAGTCCCAAGTTCTATGTCGTTCGGCAATCCATTCTCTTCCATCGTATTCCTCAACAATCCAATCAACATCTGCAGGAATCTCTACGATTTTTAATTCGGCGTAAGAACCGTTGGCTTTTTCGCCCATTTCATTGATTATTTGAATTAGATAGGGATCGTCTCTTGATATATCTCGATCCCAAAATTTTTCATCAGTTATACCGGTGAGCTCTCGATATTTTTCAATTGCTTGATCACTAAGGCTAAATCCGCCGTGGCAAATGTTAATCACCACTCGGCGGATTCCTTTTATTTCTTCAATAAGTCTTTGATTAGTTAAAGTCATTGATAAACAGCAGGTTTAAATCCAGTATTAGGTTGTTTGTTTCCTTTTGTGGATTCTTCAACAAACACAATGTTATATCCGTCAAACACAGTGTCAATTGATTCATTGGGACCTATGCCTTTTTGTACTCGGCGTAGTTTAACTTCTATAGAGGAAATTTTTTTACCTGTTTGTTCTTCTACTATTTTTTTTATTATTTCCTCTACAATAGTTGAAGATATATCAGTTGTCATAGTGATATTGAAATTATAATTCATAATTATTAATCTTTCTTTTCTTGTTTCTGTTGCTTATCCTGCTCAACAGTTTCTGGTTTCCAGATTTGATCTTTAATATAACTGGCTCCAAACCACCCCCAGGCGGAGAAAAAACCCCACATCATAATTTCTAATATCACTAATTAACCTCTAAGAAATAATCCTACATTATTGTTTGGGTAACATCAAAGCGTTAAAGTTTGAAGGCACTACAATAGTCTGCACTTGACCGTTCTTAATACCTTCGGAGATATTTAACATGGCTTGGGCCTGCATGAATGCAATTGATGCACCTGAGTTGTTAGCCAATGCTGCCATACGACGGCTTTCGGCTTCAGCAGTCTTAACTTCAACTTCCTTCTGCTTCAACTCGTTCTTTGAACGAACTAATGCGTTAGCTGATTCAACCACACTGTCTGCTGGCACAACATTACGAATCAGCACTTGACTAATCATAATAGTACCGTCCAACTTTTCTTCTGACAAGTTGCGAACGATCTCGTCTTGGATGAACTTCTCCATTTCGCCACGATTGTCTGCCATGTCCAAGGCTTCGTACTTACGTGCGGCTTTGTAGATAGCATTACGAGCATTCTGAACAATGTAGTTATACATCACATAAGTGTCGCCTTTGAAGTCAGCGTGGAAAGCCTTGTTCTTGGTAGCATACAGTTCTGATACTTGTTGTGGGTTGATGTTGTAAACAACCACAGCATCAAAGTCTTTCATTGTGCTATTATCTTTGGCCACAGGAGTCATGTTCTCTAGTGTGACGTTGACATCCTTGATAGGGAATGTAAGCACGTCGCCAATCAATACCTGATTAAACGAACCAGGCAATAGTTCACCAGGTTGAACCTGTTTGTCAAAACCAACTCGTACACCAACCTCACCGGTTTCAATACGAGTACAGCCAGTTGCCAACACAGCGGCAGCGATAAGGCCAAGAGTTGCGATACGTTTCATGTGTGTAAATCCTTAAAATAAAAAAACAAATAGCGATAATGCTATGAAAGTTAGTGTAGCAAGACCTAGACTGTATGTCAAGGTTTTTATACTATTCCAACGTTCTTTTCCTGAAGTATATCTCCAAGATTCGATTACAAAATGAAATACAACAGCAACAACTAAGAACGACAGTACAACTTTAATCATGCTTGGTGTTCCTTGATTGCTGATTTTACAGCTTCCTCAACTAATTGATTAAATGTTATATCTTTATCATGTGCAAATTTCATGTAACGAAATAGTTCGTCATCCGTAAATTCTACTTGAACTTGAACCCGAGTGTCGTAATCTTCCTCATTTACAATTGCCTGTGCTTTTTCTAAAAAGTCTTCATCGACATCTAGATCAACATAATTAACATCATCCCATGCTTGATTACCTAACACACCACGATCCTCAGATTCGTCATCGTGATCCGTCTTATAATCAGTATTAATCAATCTATAGGCACGTTGATTTTTATAATCATATGCGCTGGCTTCGTAGACTTCTTGAGTTTTAGTATCGAATACAATACTAACAGAATGCCCGTCTTGATCGCCAGACCATGAATCTAATCTATAAGCATTAGGACCGTAGCATTGCCACATATACTCACTACCTTCAGTGATACGGTAGTCAACGGTTTCCATGAACTGTTTTAAGGTAATCATTTCTTAAGTTCCTTTTCTTTAGGTTGATCCATTAAAGGTTCTTGATGCATGAACTGCGGAGGATATACATCAAATTTCCACATCTTAACAGGTTTCCAATACCTATGAAGAATATTGTTAATAATAACTAATCCCACAACTATAACTATAAAACCAATCATAGTTAAAACACTACCTGCTAAAAATACTGCTGCTTGATTCATATCCATTACTTCTCTTCCTTTGGTTGATAATTTTCTGTTCTGGCTCGTTTATAATCAAACCAGGATAATATTTCTTGTGGTTCTTTACCTTCACATGTTTTAGTAATATGATATGACATTATATTTTTTAGATATGAATAAACATCATGATCCATTATCTTACTGTCCCAAGCTCGAGTTTCAAATGCGTTAGTATAATATAATTTCTTATAATTTGTCAACCTTGCATTTTTCATTTCTGGAGTAGCATAAATTCCAAACTGTTCTACTGCCATAGCAAGTGCATAGCTGTGTGGCATAACAACACCATTCCAATAGACGATATAATCATCGTGATGTTCTAGATACATTAAAACTGGTCTTGGATCTAATAAACTCCAACTGTGTTCTGCTCTCATAGATAATCCTCTGCAGGGTTAAATTCCCAACGACCTACTGGATTGTGTTGAATTGCTTCTAATAATCCGTCTACTGGACGATACCCGTAGGTCCAATATTTGATAAGGCGCTTGAGTGCATCTGCTTGTAAAGGCATACGCATTCTTAAGTTGCGTTCACGAATATCCTTGGCTGTATGATTGCCTAACAAGTAGGTATTTCCATCAGTAGCAACTTGACAAACTGATAGATCAAAACTATCAATGACTTTTTGCATATCAGTAAAATAGTTTTTCTTAATTATTTGTACAGTCCATGTCTGATCATCTTTTGAAACTTCTAATGTAACAGCGTTATCTGATTTGTATTTTTCTGTACAGGCCATTGAAGCAAAAATTTTCTGTTGTAACTGCTCTGCCTGCATGGGAGAAGAACAATATACATCTATGTCGCTTTCCCCTACAGGAATTCCTTGATACCAACGTAAACCAGCACCGCCAGCAATCCAAGGACCTTTTTCAAAATTAGGATTGATTACAGATACTGGAAACCAATCTTGATAATGGATAGTTGGATATCGTACTACTTGAATACTAGGAAGATTCCTAGTTTTATCTTCATATGACCAAATATCACCTAAATTAAAACTCATGAGCAATGCCTTACTAACTGTCCAATAACAGCAACTACCATATACATACCAATAATAGCCAGACCAACAGTCCAAACAATTTTAGATGTTTCTTCTCGATGACTGCGCCAGTCCATAAAGGTACAACCACTGCCAAACAAAGAAGCAAATCCAATTATTAATAATGGTAGTGCCATTTTAATCTCCTGTATTTTCTTTTGTAAGTTCGCACATTAACATAAAATGATCATACGCCTTTCGAACACTTTCATGTTTTAAAAGTTTATCTGCTTCTTCCTGCATAGCTTTAATACCTGCTTCTGCACAATCATGAATGCTCAATCCTTGTAAGGTACAAAGTTCATCGCCAAATGCTTTGGCCAATGCTTCCCAGGCTTTCTTCTGCTGAGGAGTAATTGGAGAACGAGGAGGACGTAGTTCAGCGGCTTTGGCGATAGCCCTACAGATTTTGTCTTCGGCAACACGACCCGCAGCAATCATAGGAGCATAAGCTGGATCAATCTTAAAGCGACGACTAGTGCCGCCGGGGTATACAGACACAAGATGATCCCCTTTGGGGAAACTATCTAATAGTTCGTTGTCATATTCTGCTACCGGAATATAACGGCGACCTTCTTTTCTATAAAATAGGATGGGGGATTTGGAAATCATAGTCTATGTCTTTATCAAAAACTCTTTCATCAACAATATGATTATACATGATTTCCTTAACTTTGTCAATACGATGCGCTTTGTTTTTAGCACCCAAGACAATTACAACATAAGTGTTATTGAACTTTTCAACTACCATTGCCACACACCATCCAGCTGGGTTGGTATACCCTGTTTTAGACACCACTACAGTATCAAATTCAAAAAGTATTGGTGTATTAGTATTATGCAAATGAATAGTTCTAATTTTCTTTTTATATTTGGTTTCAAATAATGCCTGTTTCTTAATGCTAATTTCTCTAATTTTAGAATATTTTTGAGCCGTTGTCATCATTAAACTAAGATCGTGAATAGAAGATACGTTTTTTCTACTCAATCCTGTTGGATCATCAAAGTTGGTATTATACATTTTAAGTTGATTGGCTTTGCGATTCATCTGGATTAGAAACTCCTTCCTACCTCCGGGAAAATTTCTAGCCAATGTTTCTGCAGCGCCATTATCACTTCGTACCAACATAGCAGTTAGTATTTGTTCGAGAGTATACTCTTTACGAGGTAGCATTCCGGTGCCAGTTTTAATTTTATCAGATAACGATTTATAGTAGTCTAATACAATCATAGCAGTCATAATTTTTGTTATGCTGGCAATTGGTCGTACTTCATCTAATCTATCGCCCATGACAATTTTATCATTGGTGATATTATAAAGATAAGAGTTGGATTCGGCCCAACTCTTAATAGGGAACAACAGGATTAATAAGATTAAATTTCTATACATAATGAAGGGTTCCAGTTAGTGTCTTCACTCCACCCACTTGCCTGATGATAACCTCTAGGATTACAAACTATCCTAGTTTCTCCAATCATATAGTCAAAGCAATGATGTGTATGGCCATGCGTCCACAATTTAATATTAGGATTATCTAACATGATATTAGAGAGATCACTGTGATATGCACCGTTCATTATGTAATCATTCTTATATTGTTCATGCACACTTAACCAACTTGGAGAATGATGTCCAACTACTACGCACTGTTTATCTTTGTGTTCTTTAACAACATGTTTAATATAATCTACTGTTTGACGATGACGTTCGGCAGTGTCGGCAGGTTTAAGATTTCGATATCCAGCCTGATCATTACGAATAGCACGATAATCGTTCATCATGTCTCGGACGGCATGCATAGTTAATGGATCGTACTTATTCATGTCTGTCCATAATGTTCCACCAACAAAAACTACATCGTCGATAATTTTAGTATCTCTCTCCAACATGTAGATATTATCATGTACACCGCAAGCCATGCGCATTTGTTCAACACTACCTACCCAATGACCATCACTATAAAATTCATGATTGCCCATTATGTAGATAACATGAGGAAACTGAAAGCTCATTCGTTTTAGAAAGTCACGAAAACGAATACCGTATTCACTTTGAGGTTTTAGAACTTTACTGGCGATCATAATGTCACCGCCAAGAATTAAGACATCGATATTATCATCATTCTTAATATCGAAGCAATCTGAAAATTCTAAATGGAGATCTGATACTAATCTAATTTTCATCGTCTATTTACCAACTGAATAATATGTAGATTATAGCAGATAGTTTGGACAAAGTCAATAATAAATAAAGGATGAAAAATTTTGAATACGAGTGGGTGGTTAATAAAAAAGGAATTCTGTTAGATCCAGAATTTGATTCAGATGGATTAGGCTGGAAGGGCGGAGACTATTTTAAATTAGTCAATGTAAATGGACGGCAGTATTTGGTCAAACAAGACGATTTGATTAAATTTTTAAAAGACGGAGAATTATTTGGTCAAAAATCTGTCGACAAACTCTAAAAGTAATTTGTGATGAGAACCTTTATGCCAGTGACGTGGCATCCAACTATAACTGTTGTACCAATGCCGTTCGCTTTCCAAATGGCAACCAATTAGTGCAATGTTATTTTTAATAATAGCCATTGGATCACCATTAGCATACGTTGACACTGTTTCAAACTTTGAACGATCCCCAACAAAAGTACAACCATCATAAAAATACATTTTTTCTGATCTATTAAACCATTTAACATCTATGGCTTTAGCATGTGGTCTTTTTGTATCTGTGTTAGGACGTTTGATATATTGTTCTACTCTAATATCTTCTAATATATCAAAGTAATCTTTATCTGCCCAATATGCTCCCATGCAGATACCAAGATACTTTCCGCCACGATTTATAAATTTTTTTATACTTTTAATATGGTTTGGTAAAAGATAGTCAAAAGCATCACTGTCCCCAAACCCACCGGGAAAGCAGACCATATCAAGATTGTTGAAAAAATCGTCTTCTATCTCATGCTTAGTGAAAATTTTAAAAGAATAGTGCGGATACAGTGCTTGCATGATTCCGTTCCCGCTCTGAACGGAACATTTTGGCTGGTGTAAAAATAAACCTATTTTACCATTCATTGAACACCTATAAGGAATTGATTCATATTTTATCGCCCGATATCGCTGGCTCGGCATCGACTCCTATGGAAACAATACAGTATAAATTTTCATCCCATTGTTCAACCAATGTCCATGTTTTAGTAGTAGGATTCATATACAGGACTGATTGCAAATAACCCTGACTATTTCCTATAACTCGCATAGAGGAAAACTTTAGTACGGGTTGTTCTTGATATTTTGTTAAAACAGGGGTTAATTCCTGTTCAGTAACACATACTAGTTTTGTTGGATAGACTACTTCTGCTTGAGCAAATAACGGTGAAAAGAAAGCCGCTACTAGCGACAATCTTAGTATATCTAGTAACGGCTTCATAATTTAGCTCCTGAATATATAGTTATTTATTGGCTAACGGGTTATCCATGGCTTTCTGTATCTTAGTGTCTACTTCTTTGCGCAACTGCCTAATATCCTGATCAACTTCTCTCTGTTGTTGTTTAGAACTACGTTCTACTGTCTCTACGACTTGTTCAAGTTTACGCAAATCCTGCTTTAAATCATTTTTAATATCACGTGTGTAGTCTGTGGTTTTTTGACTGTTTTCTTCAATTACTGACAGACGCTTGTCAAACTCGCTTAAATCTGGTGCTACATATTTGGCTATTTTTTCCTTCATATCTATATAGCCCTTATATACTTCAAATGCTCCATAGAGTCCTCCAATTACAGATGATATAATACCCGCGGCAATCATAAGTTTGGCCGGAGTAAAACTATACCCACCTATGCTTATTACTGTGTCCTTGCTGGTAATCTCCTGTAATTTATCTACTGCTTTGTTTAGATCTTTATCTTCTGCCACTTGCTCCTCTCCTTATTGAGACAATGGATTGTCCAATGCTTTCTTAATTTTGTCATCTACTTCTTTTCTTAACGCACGTATTTCAGCTTGCGTTTCTTTTTGATTTCTAGCCATCTCTTGATTATTACGAGCTATTTCTTGATTAATTTCTTTAACAGTCTGATCGCTATATCTTCTAACTTCTTTAAGAGTACCGTCAACATCTCTCTTTATCTCCTTGACCGTTTGGTCAGTATCTCTTGCAGTTTGTTTAGAACTACGTTCAACATTTTCAACTACATTTTCTAGTCTACGGACATCATTCTTTAAATCAATCTTGATGTTGTCAGTGTATTCGACCATCTTGCTGGTGTTGGCATCTAACACTTCCATCTTCTTATAGATTTCAGTTAAGTCGGGTGTGACATACTCGGCAATCTTTTTCTTCATGCCCATGTAATCCTTGTACACTTCAAAACATCCATATAACCCACCCAGTGTTGATGAAATCAGCGTAGCTGCTACCATAAGTTTAGCAGGAGTAAATTCATAGCCGCCGATACTGATAACAGTGTCTTTGCTGGCATATTTTTTCATTGCTGCATCTGCTTCGTCAATTTTTTTGTTTACGTCTACTTTTTCTTCGCTCATTTTATTTTGTTCCTCTAAAAAAACCCCAAGGGTCATGTAATTTTTTTTCTACCTTTTTAGGTTCTTTATAATACCAAACGGCCACTGACACTAGCACTAACACTTCTAATAGATAAAAAATCATAAATGCTTCAAACATTTTATTGTCCTGAAATATTATATTGTTGTTCTATCATTCTTTGGTGTAGTGCATCACTACCTCCAGACAAACCTCTTAACAACCTTTGATTATCAACAGTTCGCTGTCCTCGATAAATTTCTTTACTTTGATAAAACTGTGCATCTTTTAATTGTGAATTAAGATATTGATTAAAATCCATCGGTGCTTTTGCTAATGTGGTAGGATCTGGTCCTCCCTCCATACCTTCTACTGCTCCACCTCTTCTTACACTAGGTCCTGCCTTTTGATTAGTATCTGGAACTGTTTGAATTGGTGTTATCAGTAAATTAATATTATCAGTTGGTCCGGAAGATTTTTGTGCAGTATTATTTTTGCCTTCATCCTTTTTATCTTCAAACTTGTCATCATTAAATGATTGAGATCTATTATTTTGTAAAGTTAATCCAGAACCTAATGCTATACTAGTTCCGTCATTAGGACCTATACTAGCTTGACTCATTACTATTGCTTGTTCTGATGTAGCCAATGCTGTACGTTCTGTAGCTGCCACTGCTGCCATGGCTACAGCAAGAGCTCTAGGATCTACACGTTTTCTGTCAGATTCTCTATTGGCGGTTTCTCTATTGGCGGATTCTGTTTTATTTTCTTCTCTTGTCGATTCTTTTATTGCTTCTTTAGTAGAAGCAGTTTGACCAGTGGGTATGCTAATTTGACCGCTGGTAGTTAATTCAACTCCGCCCACATCTGTAGTCACAAGTGTTTCAGTTCTAGTAGGATCGGCCAATGATACTGTTGGTGACGATGCTTGTGCAGTTGAGGTTGAAGATGTAGGGATTGGCGAACTGGTCGTTGTTGCAGTTTCCGTTGATTCGGTTTGTTTATCCTGCAGATCTTTAAGAACTTTTGCCTGTGCATAACCAGGGCATTGTGTATTATAAAGTGCATTCAACGAACATTGATTATTAAAGAAAGCCTGTGCGTAACCTGGACATCCTGGATCGTATAATGCATTTATTGAACACTGCTGTGAATAATAAGCCTGCGCATAACCAGGGCAAGTGGGATCATACAAAGCATTGATTGAACATTGTTGTGTATAATAAGCCTGTGCGTAACCCGGACATGTACTATCATATAAGGGATTTATTGAACATTGATAATTTTTAAATGCTTCTGCATATCCAGTACAGGATACACTACTAAGAGGATTTATCACGCATTGATCAACTGAATATCTTAGACTAAAATTAACATTATTAATTTCTGGACCGTAAGGTCCTGCCCACCCATTATTATCACGACCAACAAATCCATAAGTAACATTTCCTAATGTACTAGCAGAGTATGGTGTTGTAAAATTTCTTGAAAAATTAAAGTTAGTCCAATTAAATTTGTAGTTTAGATCATATGAATCATACTCTACTACGCTACCATTAGAGTTTTTAAAATGCACATAAGCGTTTAGATAATCTACGCGACCATCGTCCCACCCATTACCATTCTTAGCCATAAAACTAAAAGTATATCCGTTAACTTGTAATCCAGTACCGGAATTAGGTAACACATTTGCTATGGCCTGGCTCTGATATAAGTCTGTCGTACCAAATGAGAAGTTTATACTTCCACCCGGACGAACAATTGCGTTTGGTCCACAATATCCTGGATTGCCCCAACTCCAGCAGGTGAGATTGTCTTGATACACTCCCCCAACCCAAGGAGTCGTTCCGGAACCAGCAACAGTAGGAAGAACTATGTTGCCGGTGGTATACTCAACGCCAGGTTCTTGAGCGTTAGAATAGTGCGAAAAGCAGAGCGCCAAGCAAAGCGCCGAAGCCAGTTTTCTTATAGAAATCATCACTCTTTGGTTCCTCAGTTTTTGGCCACTTGTTAGGATTTTCATTCCATGCTACACGAGCCTGTTCACCAATCACACCTTCATAAGGACAAGGTGTGCCAGCATTCCACATAGCATCAAAAACTCTACGATCCTGACACATTGTAGCTACCGCAGCAACTTTCATTCCCATATCATAAAGTGTCTTGGCGTTTTTTAATCTTTCGCAATTCATATCTCTTACTGTACCACCACTACTGACACCTAATATTTGTGTTTGAACAGCACCACTGGTTCCTGTAGTACATAAATCATTATTGCCACCGCTCATCATTGCAGGTGCAATGGCAGTTGGTGGAGGTTGAATTACTTTTTGTGTAATATTACTGTCATTAATATTACGATTGGTCATATCACCACTGTTGATATTTTGATTTACATTATTGTTTTGATTGGTACTGGTTGCTGTACTGGTACTAGTGTTTACATTAGTATTATTATTTGTATTAGTGTTAGCACTGGTTGTATGACCGGTATTAATATTGTTGTTGGTATTAACACTCGTACTAGTACTGGTATTTTGGTTTACATTGGTATTGACACTATTACTGTTAACTGTACTGGTGTTTATATTATTATTAGTGTTGGTACTGGTGCTGTTAACCGTGCTAGTACTTGTTGAGTTATTATTGGTATCTACTAAACTTTTACTATCATACGTTGTTTGCGAAAATGCAGGGGTGGTTAAAGATCCCAGCAATACGCCCGTTATTATTATTTTTTTCATTTTTTCTCGCTCCCGGGATATTGGGTTATTATTATTTAAGGAGAAGAGGAGAGATATTAAAACACTAGATTATGGTGTCTTAATTAAATTTAATTTTTTAATGTAATTGTACGAGGTGTACCAAATAACCTCATAGCCGATGACACTTTACGATCAAATCCGCCACCACTTTTATTGTATTGTGGAAGAAACCATTGGCCATTACGATCTTGACGCATACCAATATCCCGAGCGGCCTGCGTGTCATCTACTTGAAAGTAGTGAAGTTTGATAAGCTGTGGTTTTGATTCTATTTCTGTAAAACGCATTGAATATTTAGTTTATTTCTGGAAATAAACAATCTTGAATAAAATGCTTAACATCTTCTTCACTAAGCCCCAAACTAACCATAACTCTAGGGGTGTGCGGATTTTGTTTTTGATTCTGTGCGTAATAATTTTGCTCAAACGTTGTATCTGCAACTTTGTGATTTGTTTCGCCTACTGTTTCTAAATAATGATTTACTAGAATGTTCGCTAGACCGCTAATTTGAGATAATTCTGATTCTTCTTGCACATTGCCAGCGGCCACCATGTGTGAACTGAATATACGTTGCGCCCATTCAGGTAGTTCACGTTTGCGGATCCATTCGTATCTACTGACTTCTTCAGCAAAATATTCGATCATAGGATGCTGTTTATCAGCTGTTGGGCTGTAGTCTATAAAACAACCTGTGATTTTATTTTTTCCTGCAATTACATCAAATCCAAAAATAGGAGCAGGATTGTGTATGTGAGGAAAGATGCAGCAATGCATCATCCAAAGGCCCTTTGAGGATCGGGCGTCAACTACGTCGACATGAGCTCTGCGATAATGATCGCTGCACCAAACTCTATTTACCCAACCCGGTTGATTAAATCTTTCCATTCCGGGCTCAAAAGTTTCAATGCCTGTCTCTGAAAATCTTTTTTCTAACAGTTTTTGTATTTCAATTAGACTGTTCCAGACCTGACTCATTATACAATTCTCTCATCATTTTAATGGCCCATTCAAACGCAACTCTTGCTTCGTCTCCTAGGTCATCAGTTAGTTCTGCACGTATGGACATTTTTAATGCATCTGCATCTTTAAAATCATAAAAACGACCTTTGCTAATATGTGCTACTTGTTTTTTAATTATTTGACCACCATACAGATCTCCCATATGTCGACAATATAGATGAGCTTTGATTTTAGGACGATGCGCAGGATCACGAACTAAATTTAAGAGATAGTTGTAATAGTCTATAGTTCCAGGTAACCATTTGTAATTGTGATCAACACCTGCGATCTCAATAAAGTCTTGATAGATTGCGTGTGTTCTTTCTAAACCAGGAAGATTTTTAAAATTGCCTTCTACTCGATTACCTAACTCTATAGCATTATAAATTAATACTAACTGATAAAGGTAGTTGGCATAATCTTCTTTAGTAATTTTTCCGCTAAGTAACATCTTAGCAAATTGGGTTGTTTCTGCTTCGTGATGAAGATCTTTGGTAATTTCTTTTAAACTCATAGTTTTTTATTTACTTAGGCCCGTATCTCAGTATCATCATTGTGGCATCTATTTCTTTATCTAATTTTATACAAAATGTATGAATTGTTTTTTCATATTGCCAACGCTCACCTACTGGCCCTAGAATTTCTGTAAAGAAGCTTATAAAATTCTTTCTTCCTTTTTTACCCAAATTATATCTTCTAAGGTCGTGAAAAATTATCCAAAAAGAAAACCGACTAGTTTCAGCGTTCATATATCGTATGAACTTAAACTCGTCGGCTGTCATTTATTTGTCTTCTTCGATTGTAATTTGTAAAGGATGACCGTGTTGTCTGCAAACGGTTGTTGCATCAATAGACTTTTGTTCTGCAATTTCGTGTGTGTATAAACCAACAACAGCACTGCCCGTGTTGTGTATTTCTATTGTGATCTGCTCGGCAGATTGTTCACTGTGCCTAAAAATAGTAACCAAAAGAGCAACAACAAATTCCATGGGAGTATAATCATCGTTTAAGAATACTACCTTCCAATGATTGGGTGGTTGAGTTTCAACTGTCTTTGTTACTTCTTTGATTTTAGTTTCTACGTCTGCCATATTTCCTCTGTAGGTTAATTAAGGGGAAGTTTCCTTCCCCTTAATTATATTACTTAATGTCTACAATGTCAATGACTTTCGGTTTCGCAGACTCTGGAACATTACGGACCAACTTAATGGTTAACATACCATTTTTGGTTTCCGCTCCAGTAACTTCAATATGTTCTGCTAGAGGAAATTCTTTAACAAAATCGCGAGTAGCAAGACCGCGATGAATGTATTGTTCTGGCGCATGATCTGTAGCCATGCTTTCACCTTTAACAATAAGAATTCCGTCCTCTACAGTAACAGAAATTTCTGTTTTATCAAATCCAGTAACTGCTAATTGAATCTCATACTGATTTTCACCAGTTTTAAGAATGTTGTGAGGTGGATAGTTATTAGATACACTATTAGAAAAACGTCTTTCCATTTGATCAAACAGTGTGTCAAATCCAATAAGAGCTCTGTTAAGAGCTGTAATTTGTGCTAACTGATTATTATTCATATTAATCTCCTTTTAAAGTAAGAATATGAGCTTTATGCTCAATGTTGCGGCCCATTAGGTACCGCAACATTATACACACATATGTGTATTCTTAAGATGCCTTGCCTTCAGTTGCTGTAAAGGAAGCATCGATCACTTCACCATCAGTTGGCTGCGGTGCAGATTGTTCTGCTTTGGCAGCTTCGCGTTTGGCTTTAATTTTTTCAAACAAAGGTTTTGCAGCATCGGCTACATTGAAAGGACCTTTCTTAATTTCTTCAATGTCACTATTATCATTGACTAATTTTTCAGCAGCCTCTAGTGCATCTTCAATTATTTTCCATTCTTCTTCTGTAGCAAGATCTTTTTCTGCTTCTAATTCTCTGCGAATTGTATACAGTTCAGATAATGCACCATTACGTGTTTCAATAACTTCACGTGCTTTTTTATCTTCTTCTGCATATTGTTCTGCTTCAGCGATCATACGTTTGATTTCATCTTCAGTAATGCCGCTATTAGCTTTAATGGTAATTTTATTTTCTTTACCAGTATTTTTGTCTTTGGCACTTACGCTTAAAATACCATTAGCATCAATATCAAATGTAACTTCAATTTGAGGCATACCACGTGGTGCTGGATCAATACCTTCAAGATTAAATTCGCCTAACAATTTGTTATGATGTGCCAATTCGCGTTCTCCTTGGAACACACGAATAGTAACAGCAGGTTGATTGTCATCAGCTGTACTGAAAATTTGATTTGCCTTAGTTGGAATAGTAGTATTCTTAGCAACCAGTTTGGCCATTACACCGCCTACTGTTTCAATACCCAAAGTTAATGGAGTAACATCTAACAATAGGACATCTTTACGATCACCACCCAACACAGCACCTTGGATAGCAGCACCAACTGCTACTGCTTCGTCTGGGTTAACATCTTTACGTGGCGCTTTTCCAAATAAACGTTCTACTTCTTCTTGTACCTTTGGCATGCGAGTTTGGCCGCCAACTAGAATAACTTCGTCGATCTGATCTGCGGTAACTCCGGCATCTTTCATAGCAATACGACAAGGTTCTAATGAACGTTGAATTAAATCGTCAACTAACTGTTCCAATTTTGCCTTGGTAATTTTTACCACTAGATGTTTAGGACCACTAGCATCGGCAGTAATGTATGGAAGATTAACTTCAGTTTGTGTAGAATTAGATAATTCAATCTTAGCTTTTTCAGCAGAGTCCTTAAGACGTTGTAGTGCCAACATATCTTTAGTTAGATCAATGCCTTGCTCTTTCTTAAATTCCTCAACCAGATAATCCATAATGCGCTGGTCAAAGTCTTCACCGCCTAAGAATGTATCGCCGTTTGTTGACAATACTTCAATTTGTTTGTCGCCTTCGACGTTGGCAATCTCAATGATACTGATATCAAATGTGCCACCACCTAAGTCATACACCGCAATCTTACGATCAGCTTTGTCTGTCTTGTCAACACCGTAGCTTAATGCAGCCGCAGTAGGTTCGTTAATAATACGTAGAACTTCTAAGCCAGCGATTTGACCGGCATCTTTAGTTGCCTGTCTTTGACTATCATTGAAGTAAGCAGGCACTGTAATAACAGCCTGTGTAACTTCATGCCCTAAATAGTCCTCTGCAGTCTTTTTCATCTTGCGAAGAACTTCTGCAGACACCTGTGGAGGTGCCATTTCTTTTCCTTGTGCGCGAATCCAAGCATCACCATTTGTTGCCTTGACAATTTCATAAGGCATTAGGTCAATGTCCTTCTGAACAGCCTGTTCATTGAACTTACGTCCAATTAACCGCTTAGATGCATAAATTGTGTTTTTGGGATTAGTTACCGCCTGACGCTTTGCTGAAGCACCTACTAAAATATCGCTGTCTGTATAAGCAACAATACTCGGAGTTGTTCTTGCGCCTTCTGAGTTTTCAATTACTTTGGATTTGCCGTTTTCAATAACAGCTACACATGAGTTTGTGGTACCCAAATCGATACCGATGATTTTTGACATATTTTTCTCCTTAAAAAGTAAGAATTTAATGAGCACTGAGCTCGTTACAATTAGCCCATTGGGTGCTAATTGCGTTTTTATTTATCTCGTAAAGACATCATTAAATTGCATATTGACCCTAATAAATGTAGTACATTTAGATAATTGTTTAAGACTTGCAGCACCTACATATGTGCAAGAACTACGCAGTCCGCCCAACATATCCAAAATTGTACTTTGGACCGGGCCCTTATACGGTACTCTTACCGTACGTCCTTCTGATGAACGATATTCAGCTATGCCACCATGATGCTTGTTCATAGCAGTATTTGAACTCATTCCATAGAATTCTACATATTTTTTAATTTCATAATCATTTGAAAACATATCTTTTTGAAGTTTTGAAAGTTCGTGCATTTCTTCAATAACTTCACCGCCGCCCTCATCATGACCGGCTAACATGCCTCCTAACATTACAAAGTCTGCTCCGGCGCCAAACGCCTTAGCAATGTCACCGGGACACACACAACCACCATCAGCAATAATATGGCCGCCGAGACCATGAGCAGCGTCAGCACACTCAATAATAGCACTGAGCTGAGGATAACCGACGCCAGTTTGTATCCTAGTTGTACAAACACTGCCTGGACCAATGCCCACTTTGATAATATCTGCTCCACGTAAAATTAACTCCTGTGTCATGTCTGCGGTAACAACGTTACCTGCGATAATTGTGTGATTAGGAAATGCCTCACGCACTTCTTCTACATAGTCCCCGAAGTGTTCGCTATATCCATTTGCTACATCTATACAGATAAATTTTATTTCGGAATAAGAATTAAGTATGTTACTTAATCTTTCAAAGTCCTTTTCGGAAGTCCCTGTGCTTACTGCGAAATGATTGCCTCCTATATCTTGTACGGTTGTTTCAAAGTATACCGTACTGATATTCTTAACTAGGCAAGTGAACATTTTGTGTTGATATAGAGCATGAGCCATTTCTAGTGTACCAACACCGTCCATGTTACTGGCCATAATCGGAACTCCTGTCCACTCGGCGCGACTGTGTTTAAATTTGTAAGTCCTTGTTAAGTCAACTTCTTTGCGACTTGATAAAGTACTGCGCTTAGGACGAATAAGAACATCTTTGAAATCTAATTTGATTTCATCTTCGATTCTCATCTTGAATCCTTTAATGGAGAAAGCAATTGGCCGTCTAATGTCGACGATGTTCGCAATCTACGGAAAACATTTTGCACACCAATTGCTTGATTATAAGAATCGTGTAACGCATGGTGAGCTAATACTTCAGGGCGGTCTGGATTGATACCAAGATCAAAAATTGTTCTAGTATCTCTTACTTGCCAGAAACTCCAAGGGTAACCTTTTCCCATTTTGCGAAATACTGTTTCTAAAATAACAACGTCAAAGCCAGCACCGTGACTCCATACACGTTTAGCACCCCAACAGAATTTATAAAGTTGATTCATAGCACTAACAATATCAACTCTACCTTCGGTTCCAAATGCTTCGTCTTGAGCTGCTTGACTTTGTTTTGCCCACCATTCAAGAGTATCTTGTGATGTAGCTAATCCTAACCGATCACAACTGTCAATATCTACACGTAGATAAAAACTTTCCATTGCTGGTTCTTTTAATTCTTGCCCAAACGGATCAAATTTCACTGCGCCAATACTTAAAATTGCAGCATCAGGAGTGGTGGCAAGGGTTTCGAGGTCTATCATTATATCTGAGTTCATAGTACTATTATAAACTACTTTCTTTCAGATGTCAATAGAGTTTAGGTGGTAATTCTTGTGAACGTAATTGTTTGCGCCAACGTGCCTTAGCCGCTGATTTTTTACGCTTACGTTCTGTAGTAGGTTTTTCGTAAAATTCTTTTTTACGGAGGGTGTCAAGTGTGCCGGATTCTTCTATTTTTTTCTTAAAACGTCTAAGAGCACGATTAATATCTTCGCCATCTTTAACTGTAACTACACTACCAGAAGGTTTATTCGTAAATTTGTTCATATTTCCTGATATATTCTAATAAAGTATCTTTAAAATCTGTTGCATCATATATATCTCTAATATTTACGAGAGATAAATTTCTGAGAGGACCAAAATAAAACGAATTTGGTTGTGCAGCTAGATATCCATTTATCTCTCCACATTCTGTACTTGCATTAAAGACAATTAGATTACTTTTTGTCTTTTTATCAAATAACCATTTTTCGTCATCTCCATCGTTCCAAACATATACAACAGTGTCAACTATATATTCCATATCATTTACGATGTCAGAAAGAAACTGTGTTTGATCTACGGTTAGATTTACGCACAATATTCTAAAAGCATCTACCAGTATATCATCTGGCTCAGTAACCAAAGTAATTTTATTCATTAGATTTTAGATAATACTTCTGCAACGATTTCAGCATCTTCGACTGACAAGTCTTCCGGTTTTATTTCACGAGACCGCAATTTTTTAATAAACGTCATAATTCTAATTAGCTCGGGATCTTCTTCATTATAAATTTCTAGATCCAAAGAACTTAAATTGTCTTTGTTTAGATTTCTATATATTCTATCGCGTGGGGTAAAGTTATCTTCTACTGGTTGTCTTTCTTTAATTTTTTTCCAAACTGTAGAATTGCTTTGTTCGCTGTTCTGTTGATAGCCTTCTATTCTAAGCGGCTCTTTTTGACCTGTTCCTTGCCTTCCTTCTCGAACCAAGTCAACTCTTTTTTTTTGGTCTCTTCTTCGTCCGCCCACTCTTTAGCTTTTTCGGCTTCTTCAGTTTGAGGATTTTCCTCAGCCCATTTCTTAGCTTCTTCAGTTGCAATTAGTTCTTCTTTAAGCCTGTTGGCTTCTTCCTCTGCAGCTTTCTCTGCCTCCTCAATCATTTTATTCCATTGATCAATAGGCATTGGAGTTTCTTCCAATTCTTCTACTTTTTCTTTAACACGATTTTCAGCTTTTTTCAAAAAATCTGGAGTATCTAAAGGATTAACTGTTGCATCCGGAAATGGATCTACATTGTTAGGTTTTTCTGTCGCAACTTTTTCTAGATCAATAGATTCATTATGACGATCTTCGGCTTCAACAAGAGTATCTATCTTAGCAGGAAATGGCCAAGGTGCTGGAGGTACTTCAGGTGGAAGTACCGGACCTTTTACTCCATTAGAAAAGTCATACTCATCGTGCATTTCATCGTTGACTTTTTTCTGTTCGCGATTCCACTGGAATGTCATTTGTGCTGCCAACAACATGATAACTGCCAATGGATCAAACACAATAACAATAAGGATAATTACCCAGGTAACAGCTTTCTCTAGCATGTTTACATCGGCACCTTTATCACCGTAGATAAACTTAGCAATATATTTTAGAGGGCCAACTTCTGCTTCTACTTTACGAACTTCTGCTGCAATTGGAGAACGTTCTGCTTGTAACTGAGAAATATTTTTTTGAGCTTTGGCAATATCTGCTTGCAATGCTGCACGTTCTTTTGCTTGATTACGACGAATTTGTACAGCACGTTCTGCTCCTCGATCAGTGTCTGTACGACCCAACATTTGATCAACTTGTGCATCCATTTGGCTCAAAGCTTTCTTGGCTGCGTCTATGTTATCTCGTTCTGTTTTAATTTTTTCGTCATACACAGCAATCTTACTTTGTACATCGCCGCTGACTAAATTTTGATCGGTATGTGCCTTTGACAGAAATCCAAAGATACCCATAGAAGTAATAATCATCAATACTACTACAGAAATACTCATGTAGTATTTCATAAAACGTGGAGCACGTTCCCAGTTGGCTTTTAACCAGCTGGCGCAAACTAGTTTGGCAACCTCTAACGTTGTTCCCATAATATAGATAGGAATAACAGCCGCAGAGAAAATAGCGGCCAAACCAACTACTGAGTAGTAGATTGCGACCGCTGAAATTGTTAAACCAGTTAGTAGTAGTAGATAGGCTAGTAGCATTAAGCTATTATGCATTCACCAAGGTAACTGTGTCAACCAGTGTCACTGTCACATCAGTATGAGCAACCTTTGGAGTTACTGGGGATGCAACTGTAACCGTTTCTTGACCACCACCGATGCCGTCATAAACTCTAGCAGACTTTTGAAATACGTCTGTTGATGAATTAACAGCAGTAGAAACGTTAGTTAGATAATCGGCATATCCTTTAGTAATACCACGAACTATCATTTCTTTAACAGCTAATGCAGTTGTGGTACAACTAGTTGCACTGCCAAGAGTTTCATGATCAGTCATTTTGGCTGCTCCACCGGAAATTCTTCCCTCGGCAATTAACTGAGCTTGAACACCAGGCAATACAAATGCATCACGATCATATCTAACTGTGAAAGAAAGTGCAGTAGTAACATCATCTGCTACATCTAGAGTTGATGGGCCTGCTTCTGTAGCAGTAACATCTAAAATTTGGCAATCACTGTGCTTTGACAGGTTGCTGATAATTGCTTCCCAACGTAAGTTACCTCTAGCACGACGTCTTGAATTTGCTAAAGTTGTGTTCATTGTTGCGAAAGAATCGCCGCTATCAGGTTCAACACTACCCGAAGTCGTATTAGCGGCTGTGGAATCATAACCACTAAGATCAATAGTTACTCTATAAAAATTAGGACTTAGTTGGTTTGTGTCTTGTTGGAATCCTGAGGCCATAAAAATATCTCCTTAATGTTATATTTATTCATTGACCCACATCCACCTGTCGTTTGTCTTATTATAACAGGCCGTATTTTTTAGGCGTTTTTCAGTTTCATGGGCAATTACTCTAATATATATCCTTCTGCAATAACCATTGCCTGAGGGATATGTCATAATTGGGGTAGATTCGCCGCTGGCATTTCCTCTAAACCAACGTACACTTTGCCCATTATCTGCGTACATTATCGCATGGGTTATGCTTTGGTGATAAGCTACACTTTCTTCAGTTGATAGTGTTTTAAACCATCCAAAACTAAGATCAGAAAGACGATTTATAAAATCACCACCTGAATATTCAAAAAATTTAGGATTATTAAAATCAGATGCTAATGCATTACTGAACATTAATGATTTCCCAATTACGACCGTCAAAACAACTAATCGCACGATACGGAACATCTTTGCCTCCAACTTTCATATAACTAGTAAAATAACCACAATTGTCCGCCATACCTAGACGTTTTGAAGTTACACGTTCAACCTGATCATCAGTACATTTGACAGTAGTCTCACTATTAACAGTATCACCGTTCTTAGATTTTATTGTTTGATAAGTGTGACAATACTGCGGCTTTTCGGCTGCAATTTTAGGGGCAGAACTACAGCCCGCTAAAATTACAGCGGTAGCAGCAATAATCAATAATTTCATTATTGTGCTTTCTGTTTAGCTTCGTTCATCAATTGTTCAAATGTAGACTTTTTCATTTCAAGCCGTACATAAGTGTAGTGGCGTCCATTCATCGTAAAGTGGCCTTTTTCGGTCTTGACGTGACGACGAATAGCAGTATCAGTAACTTTGTAAGAAATCAGTGTACGAGTAGTTTTCTTATCGTCTTTGATATCAATTACAGTTTCAGAGTTTACTGTACCATTAATGCGTTTTGCAAAGTTATTCATTGCAATTGCATCCATTTGCTCTTCAGCAGCCTGTGCGTATGCTGATTCACCTGCACCGCAGGCATAGACATAGTCTTCTTTCCACCAGAACCAGCCTTTGATGCCTTCTTGTGCGCAATCCTGATACCAACTAGGTTGAGCATAAGTTTTACGTTCTGGAATATCTTTCATAGACGAACAGCCTGTAATAGCCGCTGCCATTAAGCCTACTAAAATTGCCTTTTTCATAATGCCTCTTTCTGTGTGTGTTAAGACAGTTACTAATATAACACCGCAGTCGACCAAAGTCAACTACGGTGATTACCAAAATTACTTAAAGAAAATCAGTGACATGAATACAGCTTGAAGAATAAAACCAAATCCAATTGTTGCTACATTGAGCATGTCTTTGATTAACACGGCTCTAAAGAACAACAAGGTTAGTCCACCCCAAACCATTAGAATGATATCAACGCCAGGTAGCTTGTCAGTTAATCCCATCATAACTGCAAGAAACGTTGGCAAGGTTGATGCATGAATCACAATAGTAGCTAACCAACCCAAAGCTTCGCTACTGATGTGACTTAATTTGGTAGATAAAAATTCTCTGCATTTATTAAACAACAACTCAAACTTTTCCATTCTTAATCCTTATTTGTAAAATATATGACGACCAATTTTGCCAATCTTTTCTCTACCCCATTGAGGGTTCACGTAATCAGCATGATAATACATGGCTTCTTTCATAACGTCAAGTCTAAAGTTTTCTAACAATACTTTTTTAGCAACACGATATGATTCGTCGTACATTTCTTTGCTACGAATTGGTTTGCTTTTACCGTGACCTTCGCAGTACCAACTAAATTGGCAAACTACTTTTTCATAGAAAACATTCTTTTGGTATATAACACCGCAAATATCATTTGGGAATTTGCCGCTGGATGCACGGTTCATTGTAACCTGTGCTACCGCAACTTTACCCTCAAATGGTTCGCTGGCCGCTTCGTGATAGATATTTCTAGCCAAGCAATCTAACTGACGCTCACGTTCACGAATTGTGACAACATCAGAATAAGAAACTCCTGCTGTCTGTTTTAATTGATTTAGTTTTACGGCTGTAACAGCTTTAATAGACATTACTGTTAGTACTAACCCAATAATCAAAATTATAGGTTTTATTACTTTTTCCATTTTGTATCTCCTTTCATTTGGTGTAATACGAACTTCATATTACATTACATTAAGGGAGTAAACTTCACGAGGCTCTAAATGAAGAACCCTGGGTTCGTGTAGTTGTCTCCATTGGACGCACAATCTCATAACTTGTGTGCCTTTGGAGCCTTGACCGCCCGAATCTCACGGGTTTCCAATTGGCCAAGACTCGCGGAACCGTTTCAGCTTTTGACATACTTTGGTTCTACTATCTTAGTTTCTTTGCGAAACGTATTTTTATATAGCATATATCACTCATTTTGGTACTAAAATGTGGTATTATCGCCTCATTTTGGCAATTTCTACAGCTTCTTCGTCTGAAAAAATTGGAACAGCATTACTTTTATGCATAGTGCCAATACCTTTAACTTTTGTACCAGTATAAACTTTCTGCTCTGGTTTAGTACAAGGTCCAGCAGTAAAAGGAAGACTAGGAATCTTTGGAGTCTCTCTTATAGGTGCTGATTTGGCCTTTAATGGTTCAAATTTTTTCTGTTTACTAGTTTTTGGCACATCATACTTTTCTAACAACGACTGCCAAGAATCTTGTAACTCGCGAGACTTACGTGCTTCTTCAGCATTACGAAATTTACGTTTGCTTTTTTTCTTGCCTGTGGTACTGAGCCACGGACCTTCCAAATGCATACTCAAAGTATATCTCCAAAATTAGTTACTGAGCATATAGTATAACATATTTGCAATAAAAGTCAAGAAAAAACCCGCCGGAGCGGGTTTTGATTTTTGATACTATGTATTAGCGATTAGCGATGTACATAGTGATCTCAAAACCATAACGCATCTCGGTTGCTTCTGGCTTGGTCCACATAATGCTTCTCCTTTTTAACAACAATAAAAACATACTATTGCAACAGTATGTATCTGCATTATATGATAAAAACTACCAGAAAACCATAGTGAAATTCATTAAAATAGGCTAATTGATCTGTTTACCCCACTCAATTTTTAGCCAAAATCGTTCATGTATGTAGTGGGCAACAGTCATAAAAATATTAATAACGATAGCTCCTGCCAATCCTGTCCATGCCGCAGTTATAAGAGTTGCGGTAATTCTCCATGTAATTGCTCGTGTTAGTGTTCGTTTGTGTGTTTCCATTTAGTGTGTCCAAAAAAAAGCCCCATTAGATGGGGCATTATAAATGCCAAGTTATTTATTAAAAACTTAGTTGGCTTCTAAACATAACAGCACGTTCGCCGTTTACACGACTACCTGAACTGCCTACTAGACTATCAAATTTTGTGTCTACATAATTTAACATAAAACGTAGGTTGTCTGTGCAGAACCAGGTAACACCATATGTCATAGCAGTAGCACGATTTGATTTGCCGGTAGCTACAGTAATGTCACTGGCATCAAACTCACTCATACGTACACCAACTTGCCATGCACCACGACCACCTTTGTCCAAAGGATTAGCAGGTTTGATCCAACCAAATGCGCCATCTTTATATGAGTGTGACTCACCTGTTAGATTATACACAGCTTGCACATAGTATCCATTTATTTTCTGATCGTTACCTGTTGCAGGATCATAATTAAATTGAAAATGTTCGCCTTGCACCTTAAATGCATTATAAGCAAATGCAGCTTCGAGGCCTTGACGTGTTCTTGTAGTTGCACCGCTAAGAGCAGATCCTGTAAACCATCCTGATTGCATACGTGATTCTGTTCTACCACTTGCTGGAGCTACACCGCTTTTGATTTCACCTGTACTATAAGCGGCACCTAAATGTGCTGTATATGCTTTGCTTCCGGTTAGTTCAGCGATGTTTGTAGTTACACGACTAATGTAGTCAAAGCCATCAAACTCGGCACTCTTATTGCTCTTACCTCTGCTTAATGCTAGAGCGTATGTTAAGCCAGGCTTAGGAATACCATGTAACATAAATCCAGTTTCTTTAGCAGGTATAAACTCTGTATCATTTTGACCAATTAAACTGCGTTCCATAAAGTCAAGATTGTTTGAACTTGTTAACTGCTCAAGACTGAATGGCATCTTGAATAAACCAAATTGAAACTGTGCTTCTGGATTTGCAGCATAGTTGACCCACATTTCATCTGCTGTACTCGATGTTGAACTAAAACCATCACTGGCACCAAAGTTTGCTAATAATTGATATTTGAAATCTTTGGCAAACTGACCTCTTACTCCAAATCTGGCTCGTCGTGCTTCAGCAGTATTCTGGTACGAATCTGTGGTTTGACCTGTACCGTAATCCGGGGAGTACTGACGATAGTCCATATGTAGTCGACCTGTAAGCTGGACGGTGTTGCCGCCATCTTTGCTTTTGAGTCCAATTCCGTTTTCTGTGACTGATCCGTCATTAACTCTGGCCTGTCTGTATTTGACTGAGTCGCTGACATCTCTGTCAATTCTCTGTTCAATAAACTTTTTGTTTTCTTCTTTTTCTTCATATTCTTTAAGTTTAATATCATATTCTTTCTGTGTAAGAATATTTTTATTTTTTAGAATTTCAAGTGTGTCTTTGTATTCGTCTGCGTGTGCAGGTGCAGGTATAAATGCTGTCACAGATGACGCCAGCATTACCTTAAGTAATGTTTTCATTTTAAATCCTTATAAAATAGATCCGCCAGTGATCACTGGCGGTGGGTACTGCTTACTTCCAAATAGCGTTGCTATCCTTATCTTTTAACTGAGTCTTCCAATGATTCTGTACTAATGTAATAACAGATTGTGGAAGATGTACATATTCTAAATCTGTAGCCATCTGCCCGCCGTTCTTGTAACTCCAATCAAAGAACTTAAGAACTGCACGACCTGTTAGTGCATCCTCTTGTTGCTTATGCATGAGAATGAAACTGGCACCTGTAATAGGCCAAGCGTCCTTGCCTTTTTGGTCTGTTAGCAATAGATAGAACCCTGGAGCATTTGCCCAGTCTGCACCTGCTGCCGCTGCCTTGAATGTATCATCGCTAGGCTGTACAAAGTTGCCATCACGATTTTTGACTTGTGCGTGTGGAATCTTGTTGCGTTTAGCATAGGCATATTCTACATAACCAATACTATTTTTTAGTTGTTGGACCACAGCACTTACACCTTCATTGCCCTTACCACCTACACCCATTGGCCATTTGACTGCGGTGCCGTCTTTGACTTTATCTGCCCATTCTTTATTAGTCTTGCTTAACCAGTTAGTCCATATAAAGGTTGTACCTGAACCATCACTGCGGTGAACCACAGAGATATTTGCATTAGGTAATTTTAATCCTGGATTGATTGCTGTGATGCTGGGATGATCCCACTTGACGATCTTACCCATATAGATGTCAGCAATAATGTCTGAGGTAAGTTTAAGTTGTCCTGCACCAATACCATCAATGTTTACAATCGGCACAACTCCGCCAATGATTGCAGGGAATTGCATTAGACCGTCTTTGTCTAATTCGTCTTGTTTTAGTGGCATGTCACTGGCGCCAAAATCTACAATCTTAGCTTTGATTTGACGGATGCCGCCGCCTGAACCAATTGATTGATAGTTGAGTCCGATGCCTGTTGCTGCTTTATATGCTTCGGCCCATTTTGAATAGATAGGATAAGGAAATGTTGCCCCTGCTCCTGTTAGATCCGCTGCATGTGCTGAAACGGTCAATGCCGCCAGTAGTGTCAGTATGATTTTTTTCACTGTAATCTCCTTGTGTGAGTGAATAAAAAGAAAGGTACAACACTATGTTGTACCTTCTTATTTAAGAGACCTAAGATTACAGTTCTGTTACGGCGATTAACTATTTAGTACTCTGGATACACTGGTGATAACTGCCGCTATGCGCCCAATATCACGTAATTGTTCTACTGTATATCCTTCTTGCTTGAGTGTTTCATAATGTGCTTTCACACAAAAATGACACTTGCCAACAATACTAGCAGATAAAGAATATGCTTCAAATCTTGCTTTAGTAGTGCCGCCATGTGTAGTAATTGCGTTCATACGCAACTGTGCCGGTAATCCTGTTAGATTAGGATCCTCAGCCATTTCAACGAATGGGTACCATACATTGTTCATGGCCATTAGACTAGCTGCGGTAACTGCTGCTTCAGCTTCTTTCTTATCTATTGCCTGACTCTGCATCCAAGTCCACAGTTTACTATTACCTGTGGCAAAAGCCGCTGCGATAGCAACAGCTTCTGCTTCTTCTTGGGGTAGAGTAGAACGCTTAACTACTGCATCAATGTTAAGACGAGTGTCTTTAGCATAGTCCGGAATAGTTTCTTTAATTTGATCTACCCAAGCAGTCATTACAGTGTCTCTCCGCCAACTGTACGGTTGCAAGCACAAAGTTCACCTGTTTGCAATGCGTCTAATACACGAAGTGTTTCTTCTGGTGAGCGACCAACATTCAAGTTGTTGACAGTAATGTGTTGGATAACATTCTCTGGATCAACAATGAATGTTGCACGAAGTGCAGCACCTGCTGGAGCATAGAATACGCCAAGCTGATCAATAAGGCTCAATTCGTTACGCTGTGTATCAGCAAACTGAACATGTTTGATTTTTTTAAGATCTTCATGGGCTGCTTGCCATGCCAGTTTACAGAATTCGTTATCTGTTGAACCAGTTAGTAATACTGCGTCACGATCGGCAAAATCACTATTCAATTTATCGTATGCTACGATTTCTGTTGGGCATACAAATGTAAAGTCTTTTGGATAGTAAACAATTACTTTCCACTTACCTTCGTATGACTTTTCAGTAATGGTAAAGAAATCATCTTTACCAGGATTAACGCCGGTTACGGCAAATGCTTCAATTTTATCACCAACTGTTTTCATTTTATCTCCTTAAGTGTGTGTTGAAAACGTAAAGAACAACAAGTTCTATGTATAACTATACATTTAGTTATCCTATAAATCAAACAAAATCTATAGATTTTGTCTAATATTTTTCAATGACGATAATAGGATTTTTCAATATCAAATTATCCGACAATCTGTTTAGACTTTAAACCATCTATAAATTTTTTATAAACTTCTATACCTTCGTCCCAAGAATCTACATTTACATAACTCTGTCTATCTTGCCACTTAGGTTCTAGATTAGTTTCGTTTTTAACAAATTCATTAAAACTATTTCTAAATTTATCATTATTCCATTTGCCTGCATGCCAAATGGTAACCATAAAGTAACCACTCTTACGTGGACTAATACCTACGTTGATCCCAGATCCTCCTACACCATTTGTACTGAGATATCTTGATCTTACATTCGTGAATAAACCAGGATGTTGGTCTGCTTTTTCTTGTAACATTTCTGAAAAGTCTACAGACGCTGATGTAGATCCGTTTGATGATACTCGACGAATCTTTTTATCTTTAAGCATACCTGGCCGAATCAAAGGAATGAAGTCTACATACTTTGAATTATTAACTTCAAAACATACAGCACTCATCAACCAAATCTGTACAGGTGTATTTTCATTGCACCAACGAACAAATCCTTTGATATGCTCATCTGCATCTTCGCAAAGTAAAATACCTTCTGAACATTCTTTTTCGTACATATAATAAAGAATCTTGCTGGCATGAATTGAATCAAGCCAGCCAGTACAATCTTGGCTTTCAATTACATACGCAACTACGTTTTCTGAATCGCGGATTACAAGATCAACACGTTTTGAATCAATCGTATGATCCTCTGGTTTGACTGTATAATCATCGTCATAGTCTGCAGAAATAGCATTAATCAAACGTTTGGCAGTTTGAATATCTTGAGAGATGAACTTGGTGAAGGCAACTTCACCGCCAAAAAGTTCTTTAATAGAGGTACGTTTCATAAGAGTTATTATATAGTCTTTAGAATAAAAACTCAAAAAAAAGTTACCGAAGTAGCCATTCTTTCGCTGTTAAGCCTTATATGCCAATATTATATTGGGAGTAAGTTGATCTAAGTAGTTTCCAAATAAAATCATTTATAAGGAAACTATTATGAGAAAAACTATTCTCGCCGGCGCCATCTGCGTCATAACACTAACTGGTTGTGCATCTAACAACTACCAACAATACGCCCAAACCCAAGAAAATATTGCCCTAGCAAGAGCAGAAGCAGAAATTGCACGATACAAGGCATTAGAAGCTATTGCCAATAGTGGCGACACCACGGCTCGTGTAGCCGCTGTAATTGCATTACAGCAAGGCGCACCGGAAAACAACAGTCCTAAGCTACAGCAACCTACTAGCACAGGCGACACAGCTCTGCGGTGGGCTAGTGTAATTGTGCCCAGCCTTACTCAAATTTATGGTATTGGGAAAAGCACTGATCTTGCCATAGTCAACAGCAACAATAACAAAGACATTGCTATTAACACTAATCAGACCATGCTAGGATTTGGGAAACTTATAGTTGATCCTATTATCGGAACCGAAGAAAACGTTTTAGTCTATCCGCAATAAAGAAAAGCCCCCAAGGGGGCTTTTCACTATTTTGGGTTACAAGGTATAGCTACCCCGGACTTGCAGTTTCTTAGGCTGCTAGAGCAAATTTGCTGTCATTGGCAACAGTGTTACCGGTGAAGCTCATTGCTGTAAAGTCAAATGCATTATCGTTTGCATTTATAGATTTGCTTGATTTACGGTCATCGCCTACCGTGTTGCCGTCTCTATTATCTCACCCTGTCGAAACCATGTCAGGCCCATCAATAAAGTAGTCCATAAACTATACACCAAACTTCTAATCCTAGTCTGTATAAAATATACGTTCCTAGAAAAAATCCTGCTAATTTTATAGTTTGTGTAGTGTTCATAATCATCTCTATTGGTGGACCTGGCGGGAGTCGAACCCGCGTCCAGAATGCCTTCACTTTGAAGGAATTACAACAATTCTTTATTCATAAGGTTTCAAAAAATCGTCGTCTTTTGAATCCTCTTCAAATTTAGTCCAATCGTATGTTACTAACGCATGGATCCATACTACTAAACAGTATACAGCAAATGCTAAAATTAAAAGATTAAAAATCATAGTAGTATAATAAAAAGCACAGCCGCGACTATAAGAAAACCAACTAAGAATCTTGTTAAATCATCGTTCATATGTTATTTAACTATCTTTTTTAGACAATGTCAATAGCTTTGTGTTTAATACCATATTTTCTGTTACCAATTTAGTAATTGTTGCTAACAGTATTAGTTTATCTTCATCTGTAATAATGTCTTTGTCGAACTGTTCTAAGATACTAGTTCCGATCATTGTCATTGCTTGTTCTTTACCGTTGGTAAAGATTCCCCACTCAATTGGATCCCCTTCCTCGGCAGCAAAAGCAATGTCAATTAATTCGTTCAATGTTATTTTAGCCATCCAATCCTCTTATTATCTAATTTTCTTTGATCATGTTCTTCTGGTGTTGCTGGATATCTCCAGGCCCACACTGCAACTAAAAGCATGAATATTGCTGTGCTGATTATCCCTATAGGCTTAACCCCTCCCGTCCACATCAGCACTAAACTTAGACTCATCATGGCTAACATGAGATATCTTAGTTTAGTTGGGAACACACGCTTTTCTGTCCAGTTGGTTAAGAACGGACCAAAAATCTTATGATTGTAGATCCAACGATGCATACGTTCTGAGCCTTTGCTAAAACAATATGCAGAAAATACAATGAATGGTGAGTAAGGAATGCCGGGGGTTACCAAACCTATGTAGGCCATACCCAAACTTAAAAATCCTAAAATGTTCCAAAATAATTTTTTCATTATTGTGCCTGTAAATCAATTAGTCCTTGACCATATGTTGTATCATTAAGCAAAGTAAGAACCTGTTTTCTATTGTTGGATTTACTAAAACTTATATGTATCCACGGTAATCTAGTACCTGTAGTTTTATATTCTAATAAAAATTGATCAAAAGGGACTAAATTTTTTAAATCTTGAGCAATTATATAATAATCACCTTTAGTGACATTTCTAAATTGCAAATCCACCGCTTGTCCTGTAACATGTTGACTTTTTTGACTTGTTGATGCAGGTCTAAATGTATTTGTTATAAAAGCATTTGGGTATTTAGAAAAAATAGGTTCTAAAACATTGATTGCTAGTAATTTTAAATTACACACAGTTTCTGCTAATGATAATCTTAAATCACCAAGTTTAAGGGGATGATCAAAAATTATATTAGGAGCTCTAGTTAGTTTTCCAACAGTGAATCTTGGTGACAATTGAACAGCATCTAACACCGATCCCTGTAATGGAGGAAGACCGGGGGGTTCAACTATTAATTCAATTCCTTCGCAGGCAGTTGTTGGTGTCCCGGTAAATTTACTAGGAGCAGTATCTTTCTTTCCACTGGGTTTTGGGGAAGCAACATCTTGTTCTCGTTTGCTAATAGTACCATTTCTTACTAGCTCTTCGTACCTTCTTCGGCCAGCTCCTGGATCTTCAGGATCGAGGTCAAGATCGTCGGCAGTTACAACTTCTCTAATACTAGGAATATCTTGATCAACATCATCTCCAACAAAAACGTCCGAACTACCACCAATTCTAGTAGCACCACTTTCGTCTTTATTAGTTGTGTAGTTGACTCCAATTAAACGAACAAACACTGCATTGCTTCCGTTAGCGGTTACATCGTTGGCTTGTATATCGCCTTCTATGAATTCTCCAACTAAACTTGTATTAACAGATACTAAACGATCATTAGCATAAACAGTAGTGTTGCCATCGGTTTCGACAATCTCACCACCGGATGTGTTTTCATCCTTGAGTCTCTGTATTGCTTTTACCATATTATGCTAGAGCTATTCCTGTTGTTTGTTGCGTATATGCAGTAGCAAAATCTTTGTCAGTAGCTTCTAACACCACTACATTGGTCTTAAACAATTTAATTTCTTTTTCTGGATTAACTGTAAAAAGATAAGGCATCATGCCCACACCCTTTTGTGTCATACTAAGAACCATGGGCTTACTTAATTTGTAATAGAGGGCACCATCCTCAATTAATTTTGCTATTAACTCTTCACCAGTTGATAGTTTTAGAGTTACTACTTCACCTTCTGTTACGCCTTTATCAATTAACATTTTGTTCCTTTGCTAGATATGCTTTTAATTCTGTAAAACCACCAATTAACTTATCATCTAAGAAAATTTGTGGAACTGTTCTTGCATTAGGAACAGCTTCTAATAAATCTTCTTTGGTAAATCCATCGCCAATTTTCTTTTCTTCAAACTGAATGCCCTTTGCTGTGAGCAGTGCCTTAGCTTGATCACAGAATGGACAATGATACTTACTCCATACTACTGCTTTCATCTTTCTTCCTTAACTTGAATAAACAATGCTGTTGTTTTTATCAACAACTCTAACCATAACAGCACCTTTTTGTTTTTTTTGTAGAGCAGCAGAGATAGCTTGGGCTTCTGTTCCAAATGTTCCAAGAGTAGTCCACGATTCGTATGGACTCTTACTTTTAAACTGTGCTTTATACATATCTTTACTTAATTAAATTGCTGGAAGCTCTGCATAATTTAGAGCATCACTCATTACACCAATGACATAATTAGTTGATTCATTTTCTTGCAGAGCCGTTTGTTTTTTACTGGTGTCTGAATGTTTATTGAACCAAGGAATTGGTGTAGTTTTAGGAGCAACATCCCAATATTTAATACCAATATCTTTTAATGCTCCAACAGCAGTATAGTCTACAAAGTCTTTTAGAATGTTAGCATTCAATCCAATCACCGGACCTTTCTTAAACAGATAGTCAGCCCACCCTTTTTCTTCTGCAATAACATCTTTGTAAATTTGAATTACTTCTTCTTGACATTCTCGAGCTGCCTGGGCAAATCTTTGATCTTCTTTGACCACTTGATTGATTAACCAAGCAGTCCATCCTTTGTGTAGCAATTCGTCTTGTAGAATCAAACTGATGATGTTGCCGTTGCCGATAAAGATCTTATTCTCAACCATTGCTAGTGATGTAGCGAACGATACCATAAAGCGGAATGCTTCGAGAGCATAACTGGCATGTAGTGCTAGATAGATTGCTTTAATATGATCTTCTTTTTTGACATCCATACCTAGTTCAACTTGCATATTGATACGATGTAAAGATTCATAATAATTACCTACTGAACTAGCCATGTCGACAATTTCTTTGGTGTCATGGATTGTGTTGAATACATCCTTGGGCACATTGTAAATGTTACGAATAATGTGACTGTAACTGCGACTGTGGATGTTTGTTTCAAAGAATGTCCAGTTATAGACCAGTGCTTCTAGTTCTGGTAGACTTACGACCGGAGTAAAGATTTGACTTGGGCCGCGGCCTTGCAGACTGTCAAGAGCAGTTTGCCTAAGCAGGTTGCTAGTGAAGATATGTTTAACTGCATCGCTGGCTTCCTTAAAATCATTTGCATCTTTAGCTAGACTAATTTCTTCAGGAACCCAAAAGAAACCCCTAGCTGTTTTTTCAAAGTCTGAAATTTTATTATATTTGACTTCCTCAAACCTTTGAATAGTAACTGGTCCGGCTGGATCAAGGAACATTTTGCGATTAAGGTAGTCTGTTTTTGTGTTTAAATTATACTGTGCCGTACTCATAGTTTACATGCCTCGCAATCATCTTCTAATTCTTCATTATGGTAGCCATTATAATTAACGACTTCCTGAACTTTTTCTTCTTGTGCTTTACTACCTTGTTTGTTAATCAAACTATAATAGAAAGTTTTTAAACCCCACATGTGAGCTTGCATTAAGTTTTTAGCAATTAATGTAGTTGGAACTTTACGATCTATAAAATGTGCTGGATTGTAGAATGTATTGGTACTAATACTTTGATCTACATAGGCAGCTAACACTGCTGCTGTTTTTAGATATCCAGAACAGTCACGCTGTTCCCACATTAATTGATATTTGTTTTTTAATCTATGATACTCGGGAACTACCTGTGTAAATGATCCTGCCTTTGACTCTTTAGTAGAAATAAGGCTCATAGGTAATTCTATTCCATTAGTACTATTAATAACAACACTACTAGACTCAACTGGAGCAATAGCCATAAGAGTAGCATTTCGTACACCATGTTCTTTCATCTCCTTACGTAAAGGTTCCCAATCTAACTCTGGAGTAAAATCTGCTAGCTCGTTTGCACCATGAGCTCTGCGCTCCCAAGGAAACACACCCTTACCATACCAAGTTTTGTTACTGTCTAAACATTTGCCTCTTTCCTTAGCAAGATCCACTGTTGCTTCTGTAAGATAGAACGCTTGGTGTTCCATCCACGACTTAACTTCTTGTAGTGCATCCTTCTCACCGTATTTCAAACTACGTTTAGCATGCCAGTAGGCTAGATTAGTAACACCAATACCCAACGGTTGTATTTCTTGATTGCTTAACTCAGATTGTATACTTAGAAAATCTTGATAATCCAATATATTGCAAAGACTACGCTGCAATATACGGCAAGCACGACGCATGTCTTCAGGATTGCGGAAGGCACCCCAGTTAATGGACCCAAGGGTGCAAAGAGCAATTCTGCCCTCCGGATCGTCGAGTCTCTTAAATGGTTTCGTAGGTAATAGGATCTCACAGCAAAGGTTACTCTGATAAATGGTATGATACTCTGTATCAAACGGACCTTGATTCATTACATTGTCAATGAATACAAGATAGATACGTCCTGTGTCTGTGCGCTCTTTTAAAATGCCTCCTTTGAATACCTCTTCAGCACTCATTACTTTTTTACGGAGACTTTTTTGCTTTTCATATTTAACATATAATTCTTCAAAGCGTTCTGTATTGCTGTAGAAAGCTTCATATAAATCCGGTACTTCATTAGGATCAAAGAAGGTTATGTTTTCTCTGTTTTTAAATCTTCTCCAGAAGAAAGCACTAAGCACAACCCCATAATCCATATGACGGACTCTGGTTTCGTCTGTGCCTTGGTTGTTCTTAAGGACGATAAGATCATCAAACTGATGATGCCAAATAGGATAAAAAACTGTAGCACTAGCATTACGAATACCTCCTTGACTGCAACTGCGTAGGTCACCAAACCACTTCTTAAGGAAAGGGATCATGCCAGTGTGCATGATCTCGCCACCGCGAATTGGACTACCCAAAGGACGCAAACGTCCAATCTCTAAGCCAATGCCAGCACGTTTGCTGGCATACTTGGCCATCATCTCGCCACTAGCGAATATACTATCCAGGTCATCATCAGACCTAATGAGAACGCAAGAAGAAAATTGTTTCGTCGGAGTGCCAAGCCCAGCAAGGACAGGAGTAGCAAGAGTAAAAAGACCATCACTAGCAGCATTATAATATTCCTTTATGTAACGCATTCTGGCAGCATTTGGTTCTTCCTTATGAAATACTGTAGCTGCTGCAATCATATAACGAACTTGAGGAGTTTCGTATATTTCTTTTGTAGCACGATTACGCACTAGATATTTTTCAATTAGTTGTTCAATAGCAGCATAGGAATATTCTTCATCTTTAGAATGATCTAACATATCATTCATCTTATTCCAATCATCTTCTGAATACCATTCAAGAAGTTCCGAAGTATAAAGACCAACTTTAATATTTTTCTTTACGATTTCATAAAGATGGGGAACCTCATAAGATCCATATACGTCTTTACGAAGCATTGATAATCTTTGTTTTCCGGCAACATACTGATAATTGGTATGTCCTACATCAGGATTATGTTCTACGTCGATTAAATCTACAATCGCTCTAAGAGTAATATTATCAATCTCTTCAGTTGTAATACCATCATAAAAGTGTAACTGCGCTTTGATTTCTATCATTGATTGGCTAACATCAGCAATGCTCTTACATACCTTTGCCACCTGTGCCTGCCACTTTTCAATCATTAGTGGCTCTCTCTCCCCGTTTCTTTTAATAACTGTAATGTTCATCTTTCTTTATGCCTCAATATTATTTTTTATGATGAGCAGATATTTATGGCAGAGTGCTACCTTGCCATATTATCTGTGAATCTATTTGGGAAACTTCATGTATCTTTAAACTTCTTTTATATTCAAAATTTAAAACATCAGACCGCTCTACAACTACGAAAAATTTAGGATGTTTTTCATTGAGGAGCATAGACGTATGTATCTCGCAATAGGCATTCATAAACCGCTGTGTTAATTTCAGAGTATACAGCATTCCTAATGAAATTGCAAGATCATCGTATTTGCCTTCGAGAATTAAACGCCAAGGATCTGGCCATTCAGAAGGTTTTTGTGGATTTAGATAAGGATTAACAAATGGAGCTAAAGACCAAAATTCAGCAATATCCTGTAGCGGATTATTGCTTGTTTCTAACACATCTCTAAATTCTCTCCAAATTTTAATTCTATCGTCGCGATAGAGGTTAAACACCGTATGTTATGAAATAAGAAATAGTGCCAGTGGATTGATTGGCAATTGGATTTCTATACCATAACTGAATAGTATCAATCCCAGAATCTAAATTATTATCAAATACGTTTGTTCCAAATTCAAATCCTGTCATGACTGTTACCCCCGATGTAAAATTAAATTCGTCAGTTAACGATATAGTACTAGGACTGAGTCCATCAACTATTAGAGTTAATATACCTTTTCTAATACTTGTTCCTAAAGTTAATACATAATCAATTTTTATAAATTTATTAAACGCAGAAAATACTGCTAAAGTTCTTTGACCATCAGACAGTGCAATGTCAGTAACAACATTATTAATAATTGTAGTTTTTGAACTATTCTGAACTTCTGGCCATCCCGGTTTAGATGATGTATTTGATACTCCGGCTTCTTGTGTTCTATCAAAATAACAATCAATGACTGTGTTATTTTTTGTTTGAGAAAATGATATAACAGGTAAAGTTGGAGTAGCTGCATCATTCAATCCATTTGCACAAATTAAAAATTTACTATTTTGCACAGACATATTGTAACCGTTGGTTACATGTATGGCTTGATTGAAGATTAATTCAAACTGAGAATTTTGAATTGACCACTGATTGCTTTGATTGGCTTGCCCTTGTAAATAAATTCCTTTACCACATATATAAAAATTACAATTATTAAAATTTACACTGGTAGTTAGTACCGATGAAAATATTGCAGATACTGCAATATATCCTTTGGTAAATTTACAATTAGAAAAGAAAATATCAGTAACTTTAGTGCTGTCAATGTCATTAGACCAGTTAACCATTGAAGTTTCAGTACTGTTGCCTAATGAATATGTTGATTCAAAAATTATATTATCAAACTTTGCATTTTTTACGCCTGTTAAATTTAAAGATCCACTTGTAAAATAAAATTTAAAATTTGATAAAGAAATATTTTCTGGCCTATTAGACCCTGTGAAATTTCCTAAAGTTGAATTACTAGAAGTTTTAAAAGTTACAGTACTAGCATTCATGAGAAGAGTTGTATTATTCTGGCCGTCTCCAATAATAACTGCACTACTAGGAATACGTAATTCTGAAGAAATTAGATAATTTCCAGACGGAATGAATAATGCTTTTTTAAAATTTGTATTTGCATTTAAAAAAAGATCATCTAATGCTCTTTGAAATGCAACAGTATCATTTGTAGTGCCATCACCCTTGGCACCATAATCAAACACACTTACATATTCATCTAATTTTGATTGTATTGAACGAGATACACTTCTAGTTATACTAGGATTTCCGGAAGCAAATTTATAACCTCTAGCAAGATCTAAAATATTATCGTATTCTGTTAAAATTTTAGTATTACCAACTAAAGGAGCTCCTTCGAACACGGAACCATTACCTATGTATAGTTCTTGTGTATCAACTGCCCAGGCGAACTCACCGCCACTTAACTGAGGAATCCCAGTTTGTAACTTTTTTCCTTTACGGATTTGTATTTTGCTTATTTGGACTACGGCCATAGAAATATACCCTTGTTAGGGTATTTATCTAGAGTCATAGTATTGCTGAACCCGCTCTAACCACTTGTCAGACCACTTGTTAAATGTGTCAGGAGTAATATCAAACTGTTGATATTGAAGCTCTCTGCTGCACATCAAGATATGTGCGTACTTTATGTCTGTTCCGTGCATCTCGTTGTGAGCCATTGCGTAGGCCACTAGTTGTAGATAGTAGTCTTCTACCCACTCTTCTTTCTTGGGTTTATTGGTCTGTTTAAAGTCAATGATTGCAGGGTTGCCGTTAAACACTCCTACGCCGTCAGTGGTACCAGCATACAGCCCAGGATAACATAAGTTAACTTCCGAGCCCCACATTTCGCTGACATTGCTCATGCCCTTTTCAATAATGACATGCGCCATCTTAAAACCTTGTTGATGCACCATATTGCTCTTAGGAGTCAGCGGTTCTCCTTTGACATAATCTTCAAGATACTTGTGCATTGAGGTCCCAACCCCTGCAGCCTCTGTAGTAATCTGTTGAGCTGCTTGTTCGCCTACACGTTTACGCCACTCATGTAAAAAAGTTTTATCTTTTGTTGCATCAAGAATAGTCGTAACACTAGGAACAGGAATGCCGTCTCCGGCATCGTAATGTCTTTTACCGTTTATAGTAGTTCTTGTGGTGGTGGGGTATTGAAATTTTTCGATTAGTAAAGTCATAAAGTATTTTAATTTATTACTTTATGTATGTCAAGCTTGTGTTACTTGTGGAGTTTGTGATTGTTTAGCTAACTGCTGAGGTGCCAATCCTTGAGCCATTTGATTTACAGCATTTTGACTATCTTGTTCTGGTTCAAGATCTGGATTGTCGTTCTTAATTCCGGGAACGTTAAGTTGAACAGTTTTATCATTAAAATCTAAAACTAAGTTTTGCATATCTGGAGGAAGCTGATCATAAATTGATTTAAAAACTTCATAGTCTGCAGCCATCTCGAATCCTTGACTACGCATCATCTTAGCAAACCCATTCCAATTGAATTCGGCTGGTTGTTTTTTAATAGCTGCGGTGCCAATATAATTCTTAAGAGCTAAAATGAATTTATCAATTGGCTCTGTTTCAATTTCATCTAAAGGTAAAACAAATTCGTAGAATCTCATCCTATGCTTGCCAGTTGTTTTTGTAGTTCTGCTATTTCAGCTTGTTTTTCTTTAATAGCTGCCTGAATGGACCTTTTATCGTCATCATGCTGTTTTTTTTCTGCGGCGGCTTGGGCAGGGTCCATCCCGCCACCTGCTAGTCCAGATGCAGCTTGACCGGCAGCACCTGCTACTTTTTGTCCAACAGTGGTGGCTGCTGATTTAACTCCCCTAACCAATGCACCGCCCGCTGAACTAACTCCCCTAGCCAATGCGCCGCCTGCTTTTGTAAGTCCTCGACTCATTGCACCACCAGCTACTCGAGCAGCACCGCCAGCAATAGCACCAATCGCTGGCAGTATTTCGTCTAGTTGTTCATCGTGCTCTTTTAAATCTTTTAATCTCATAATTTATTGAAATCTGTTATTGTTGTTGTATTGCTGTTGGATCAATCTTAGCAGTAGCCTGTTTTGCCTGTGCAACCAATGCTAAAAATCTTTGTTTCAGTTGCGGATTAGCTAAAATCATTTGTAAAGGTTCGATAAAAGGTTCTAAGGCAGTAGACTGAGTACCAGTCACAGCTGATCCTTGTGAAATTTTGTTAAAACCCTGAACCGCTTGACCTACTCCGGTAGGATTTTTTCCTGTAAGTGATTTTCCAACAGTTTGTAATCCTACTTTTGTTTTTTGTTGTATCTTTGATGTCTGTTGTAAATTAGCAGGTTGACCAGGTTTAGGTACAGCTGGCTGTTGTTGCATAGCAGGCTGAGCAGTTTGAGCTGGCTGTTGTTGCATAGCAGGTTTTGCCGCGGCCGGTCTAGAGGCTGCGCCACCCCTTCCGCCTCTTTCATTTAAAATATCAAGGTATGACCTTAAAATTTGTGAAGAGCTCATGCTAGCCTGCCAATGCTTTTAATAGACGACTTTGAAAGTTAATACTTTCGCGCTGTTCACGTCCTGCGGTTTCTGCACCACCTGCTGCTGGTTCTGCTGCGGCAAAATCATCTTCTGGTGCTTCTAATTCATCAGAGTTCATAGCGTCAGGATCAGCTGGTTCTACACCCGGCTCTTCAAATCCTGGAGGAGCTTCATTTTCAGCTTCACCACCGCCTAGCATTTCTGCCGGCTGTACTTCACCTGTTAAGGTTCTTACACCAGTACTCATTGTTTCTCTAGCCTGCTTTAGTGTATCTAATGCAGATTGAATTGCAGGAGCAACTGAGCTTAAAAATGCCTTGGCTTGTTCTTGTCCCATTTCGTCACGAATACTATCACCTAAAGATAATAATGTGTCGTTTTCAATACCTGCTAATTCTTCAATCCATCTGCTAACCTTGTCAACCATACCTTTGGCTGAAACTACAGCAGAAGCTTTGTTTAGTTCGTTTTCATTTACTTGAGTGTTCATACTTTCTCCAAATTGTTCCTGTTGGCTAAAATCGTAGCCGTCGTATATACCAAATGACTCGTCATCATCGCTTCCGCTTATTTCTGTGACTTCATCTGTTTCGTAATCATTTAATTCAACTTCTGCTGTTTCAGTCTCGATACCTTGAAACATAGATGCTAGATCTTGATCTTCTTCAACTACTTCTTCTAATCTTTCAGCAATTTCTTGATTAATGATATCAAGCATCCACTGTGTTTTTTGGTGATCTTCGTTTTCAACAGTTTCATTAAATGTGCTGTCATTGCGCATTTGATGAACTTTTGTTCTTAATCTGTTTCTAGCGTCCTCTAACTGCGGCAATGTAAAAGTTTCAAGATTGAGCTTTTTGCCGTAAGTTTTTTCAAAGCTTTCGTTTAGTTTTTTTACAGACGGCCTAGTAAAAATATCAAGTGTTTTCATAAGTTAAAATCCAGAATTATCGTATATTTATTCAGAACGCAGCCAAAGCAAGTACGTGTGAATGTGCGTTTTTTGCCTTGTCTCTAGCTGTGCAGTACCTGGCTAGATATATATCAGCACGGTCGTTGTTACCATTTTTGCGAGCTATTTGATACTTATGCCTTAAAAATTGGCTTTCTTGAAGCCATCGCCCGTACTCTTGATCAGCTCGATACAGTGCTTCAGCCCTGGCTGTAGTTCCACTTTTTGTTAAAATGTTAGCAATTTTAATAGCCACAACATTTAAACTTATTTCTTTATAGATCAAAATATTATCTTGATAAAGATTTTTTACATGTCCAACAGACGCTATAAGAACGTTACCAACCAGTATACCTTCGCTGGTTTTAACAGGCATAATTCGGTCCTGTTCATATAACTTTCGATGAGTGCGTTCAACTACCTGTTGTAGTTTTGAATTTAAGTTAGACATAAAAAAGGGCCCACTGGGCCCTTTTATTTAAACTATGTTTGATTGTTATAAAAAGAATTTGACAATTGAATTAAGATCTAATTGATTAATCCACCCTGCTCCTGCTGCAAACGCCAATCCAACCATAGCGTACATTACAAATTTATGTTTCTGTTTTTCTAGTGATTCAATCTTAGCTGCTAAAGTTGCATGTGCCGCAGCGTCTTCTAAATGTAAACGATCAGCATGTTCATAAAATTTATCTCTGTTAGCTTTGTATTCGGTTAACATTTCGTCTAATTTAGCATCTAATAAATCTCTGGTACGATCTAGACAATCGTGCATGTCTCTGACATCTACTTTAAGATCGTCAATTTTTTCGTCGATATTCTCAACTTTTGTTTCCAGTACGCTGACACGCTCCGCGACTGGCTGTAACATTGCTACTCGCGCCATTTTAGGCTAATCTCCTGTTGTTGGTCAAGTTCCTTTCGGATATGTGCCTTGTGAAATTGCCTAGATAAATGTGCCTTTACTGAATATTTATCAATGATTGGATTTTATCCATGTATTGGTATTGTCACCTTTAGATACAAAAGCAGCAGGATGAATATCTGTATTTTCATTAAGATTAGTTATTATAGGAACACCGTGTAAATCATCTACCAATAATCCCACTGGATCCTTATCTTTTAAAAAACTGTCATCGCGTTCTGTATCAAACTCCCAAATCCAGTGATTGGCTTTACCGTCTGTTGTAGGTATTGAACCAGTATGCATTTTTGGATCAGTATCCCAACTGACATTTGATCGTAAACCAATGGCCTGAAGTAGACTGTTAAAATTAGATTGTTGGCCTAATTTAATTTTGTCTGTTTCAGATCTTGTTGGTTGTGTTCTAGTAATGTCTACTAGTGTGATGATGGTGTATCTTGCCATAATGTGCTACTATTTACGCAGATAAAAAAAGAGCGGAATAAATCCGCTCTCTTCCTTCCCATCCCGAGTGGAAATTATAGTGCTGGTGTAAAGATTGCTTCAACAGTTACAGTAGCACCAGTTGCACCTGCTGCATCAACAGTACTGAATGTACCTGTACCTTGAACACGCATATAGATAACGTCAGTTGTTCCGCTTACAAAAGCTGAACCATCTGCTGTACCAATAGCTGCTACAGTAAATGCATCACCGGTGTCGGCTGGTAATGTACCGCCTGAACCACCTGGTAGAGTGATTGCGTTACGGATAGCTGTAACGTTTGCGTTTGTCATGTTAGTTAAAGCAACTTTAACAATAAGCTCACGACCTACGTCAGCTTGGTTGATTACATGCTTGCCATAATTGGCTGCAACTGTTTCGTTTAATAGATCTGCCATGATATTTTCTCCTCATAATCAAAGCCTCGCTCAGAGGCTGGCATAGTATTTATTTTGATTGGAAAAAATTATGGTTTTAGAGGGGTTTTTTGTTAATTTTGCGATCTTCAGCAATTTTACGAATACCTCTGGAAAATTTGGAGGTATCCTGCCCTTTGATAGCATTGATCAATCTACGCTCTAATTCATCGGCTTCCTCAGCACTGTAATTATTTTTAATTGATTCAATTAGGTTAATGGCCGAATTAATAACGTTAACGGCACGACTTTCTACAACAGCATCAGTGTGGCGCACTTCAGCTATTGAATTCAGCTCTTGTAATATTGATCGTGTTTTTAGTTTCATAGAATAATTTAGCCTGTTCAAGTATTTAACCAATTTAATTGTATTGTAACAAAAAAATTTAGTATAGTAAAATTTTGTATGTGCGGGTGCAACATAAATATATCAGTAGAAACCATAAGAATCTACACACACTTACAGAGGACAATATGAAACACATATCAAACAGAATGCTAAGAATTTTAGAACGGTTATCAGAAATGTTTCCGGGATCTAGCTATCAAAATCGCTTAGAAGAATATCTAAGCACCAAAGGCATTACCGATGCTGCACAGTTGGAAAATTATATCCAGCAATTTAACTCCCATAAGGAAAATTATCTATGAAAACAGTTCTTAACTATATTTGGTCAGTATTTGAATCTTTTGGCAAAGCTCGTGCCGCCACTTATCTTGCTCGTAGAGGCGACTACGACGGAGCTAAACGTATAATGGCCAAATAACCAGTAAATAATCCATGCAATTGGTTTATATACACGGGGCCAATGCCACTAGTGAAAGCTTTAATCATATTAGAAGCCAATTAGGTGCAGGGCTAGATCTAAACTACGACAGCCGCGATGGGTTTGAGCATAACTTAGCCTCTATGAAGATCAGTTTAATGGCTTCAAAACAGTGCTTTTTTATTGCTCATAGTCTAGGAGGGATTTATGCCTTACACCTTAGTCATCATTTGCCCGCACATGTTCTAGGAGCAGTAACTCTAAGCACACCTTATGGCGGTGCAGAAGTAGCAGACTATGCTCAATACTTCTTGCCATTTAGCAGACTTATGCGTGACATAGGGCCTAGCAGTTGGGCTATGCGTGAAGCTGCTAAAATTAAGATACAGCATCCTTGGACTAACATAGTTACTACTACGGGTCGCAGTCCTTTTATCTTAGTTCCTAACGACGGAGTAGTCAGTATACATAGTCAGAAGCACCACGAGGATATGGAACTAGTAGAGGTTGGCTACAATCACTATGAAGTGGTATTGGCAGAACCAGTAATAGAAATAATTCGCAAACGGATAGATAGCGTCATAAAATAATTGTTTTTTTTATTTTAGGCATATATACTAAACTGTCAGCGAAACAGAAGTAGCTTGATAGTACGGACATACACACAAAGGAGAAAATTATGTCAAATTTTGATACCCCTAGACTACCAGAAGTTAAATTTAATAAAAACGGATATGAAATCCGTACAGACATCCTAGACATGGCTAAGAGCTTAGTTAGCGAAGACTTTCATTCAAAGTTTCGCGGTTGGGAAATGTCAGTTTCTCGTGATGAGAAAACTGGACAAGTTCTTACTAAGGTTGGCATGCCAGAGTTTCCAGGTCTAGATAAAGTACTTGAAACCGCCGAAAAAATGTACGCATTTGTTAATAGCGGCGTGAAGAAATAATATACGCTCGTAGAGTAATATACTAGAAAAAAGAAAAGCACCTTCGGGTGCTTTTTCTTTATGTTCTAAGTTTTGCTAATTTCAAAAACTCAAATATCTTAAACCACATCCACCCAATGTCAAATTCAAACCACTTACGACTTAGTTTAGGATTTGCTGGATCTAAGTGATGATTGTTGTGTAGCTCTTCACCACCGATAAGAATACCTATTGGGCTAACATTGTGACTGTAATCATTTGTATCGCCATTACGATATCCCCACCAATGACCAACACCGTTGATAAAACCAGCGGCCCAGAATGGAATCCATATCATCTGAACGCCCCACACTAAGAATCCCCATGGTCCAAATAACAATAAGTCTATGATCAGCATTAAGAGAATACCAAGTTTGTGGTGAGGTGTATAAAGCTTGTGTTCAATCCAGTCGTTAGGAGTGCCCATTCCGTACTTGACTACGAACTCGGGATCTTTGGCGGCGTTATTATATAAACTCCAACCACTAAACATTAAGGTCCATATTCCAAATACATGCGGGCTGTGCGGATCGCCTTCCACGTCTGTAATTTGATGGTGTTTGCGATGTATTGCAACCCATTGTTTTGTAGTCATACCGGTTGTGAGCCATAACCAAAAACGCATAAAATGACTGACTATAGGATGAAACTCTAATCCTCTATGCGCCTGGCTTCTGTGTAGATATAGTGTAACGCACACTATTGTGATGTGCGTCATCACTAACGTTGCTATAATAATTTCCATCAAGTATTTATAGCTTGACATACTCAATAACAGATTATATAATCACAATATGCTAAACTCTATCCTAAAATGGACTGCTTGTTTTATAACATTAGCAGGGGCCATGTGTACCAGTTTAAGAATTGATCCTACAAATATTTGGTTGCTTAACATTGGTGCTGTTCTATATTTGATTTGGAGTTTACGGATTAAAGAATGGAATTTAGTAGTAATCAATATTGGTCTATTAATTATCTATGTTATAGGATTATTCTACAAATGAAAATCAATCCCACTACAGTACGCTACTACGAAGAATATGCACGTTATCTTACGAAAATGCGAGATAAAACTCTGTATGACGATAGAGTAGATCATCAACAACATCTTGATAAACTAAAAATAGAAAATATGCAAAGAGCCAGGGAACTTGATAATCGATTAGGACAAAACATAGATATCACAATATGAAAAATAAAATTATATTAACAGATGCAGACGGTGTTCTGCTAGATTGGGAATACGCTTTTGATGTGTACATGCGACAGCATGGCTTTAATAAAGTTGATGGTGGAAACTTAAAATACAATATTGGTGCCCGTTATGGCATTGACATGGATCAAGGTAAAAAGCTTATAAAGATTTTTAACGAATCTGCACACATGGGATTCCTGCCTCCATTGCGCGATGCTATGTATTATGTAAAACGGCTACACGAAGAACATGGGTATGTGTTTCATTGTATTACATCATTGAGTAAAGATGAAAATGCACAAGAACTACGTAAAATGAATTTAAAGAAATTGTTTGGAGAAACAGCATTTGAAAAATTTATTTTCTTAGACACAGGTGCAGACAAAGATGAAGCCTTAGAACCTTATCGTGATAGCGGACTGTGGTGGATTGAAGATAAAATTGTTAACTGTCAAGTTGGCAATAGCCTAGGTCTTAAAAGTCTACTGATGGAACACGGACACAATATGGATTACGAAGATTCAGCGATACCACGAGTCAAGAACTGGAAAGAAATCTATCAAAAGATAGTTAGTTGAATTAGTGCTCACTTAGAACGCCATTCCGGGGCACGACTCCCATAACGTTCTGCCCAGCAGCCGGGCACACCTAAAGTAACGATAACGTCCTAAGGTAGGTGTTATTGAGCCTCTCCGGGCTGTAATTCAAATGTAAAGTCATCTAAATTAATATTAGGATGTCTTTGTAATAACTTCTGTTGTGCATCATCACGACCGTCTGCATTAATACGTGCCTGTCTACCAGTAGGAGTATGTGTAACTAGATATTCTCCAGGACCGTCAACTTGTGCTCCTGGTTCGGCTTCTGGTTCAACTTCTGGTTTAGGAGCTTCTGATGCGTAAGAAGAAGGTAACTTATCTTTAATGTCATTAATTGCTGCTTCAACATCGTACCCGCCACTGGTAATTTCAGTAGAATTGGTTTTAATTTCTTCAGCCTTTTGCTGCATGGCTGCAATAATTTCTTTCATTAATCCAGGATATAATTCTGAAAACCTTTTGTCACCACTTCTATAAGTTACGCTTTGATCTCCGTTGTTCATCTGTCCGGTTGGGGCATGCATTTGCCATTTACCATTTTCATCTTCTTGATTTTGTTTATCAAAAATAGAAATAATTGGACCTTCTGGAGCATAGCGTTCGAACCAACGTAGCCCCGAACTAGATCCTGTACAGAAGCTGGCTTGGAATCCTGCAGAATTATTAAATGTATAGCAAGCACCGTAGTTATAAGGCAGTGTAATCAAGAAACGTTCGTTATCTATAAGTGTGGTTTCTTTCTTTTCACGCTTATGTTTTTCAATAACTTCGGCATTTTTAATTCTATCTAATTCTGTACGATATTCTTGCATTCTTACGATACGTTGTATTTCTTTTATGCTTTTAAATTTGTTAAAGTCTTGATGTTCTGGCTTTAATTTACCTCGTATACTCAGAGCCTTCCAAGCACCGAGAGCGTCTCCACCTTCTCCGCTGATATCCTCATAATCAACCACGCCATTAATATAAAGACGTGTTAACCAATCATCAAATTTACCATCGGTAGATATATTACCATAATTAGTTGAGCTTAAACTTTGATCTAGTATTTCGCTCCATAAATTAAGAATCTGATCATCTTCAGGTTTTGGACCTAATGCTGCTATCTTATGTTTTGGTAAAGTTTCGTCGTGACGCACGGCAATACCTAACATTTTTATAATTTTAGGATCTTTTAATTTGGCAGCAATGTTTGCTTCTAGAATAATTTGTGTTAGTTTCATCCTGATATCAATGTCCTTTTAAAGAATGCTAGGACTGTTCCAAGTTTAGCTGTATCACCTTGTTCAAGATCTGTTAACAATTGATTCACACCTTCTCTATTTTGAACAGAATACCCATTACGATCTTTTGTTATATCGCCAGTTTTTTCTGGATAGTAATGAGCAGCGGTCATCATGACTGCTACATTTACTGAACTTTTAATAATACTAACTGTTCCATATCTATCTTGATTCATATTTTGTATAGCATTTTCTAAATTTTTAATATGATGTAATTTCTTTTCTGCTTTTTCAAATGCATCATTTTTAATTTGATTTACTACGTGACCTTTAATATCCACAATGGCTGAATTAATAGCTTTAGTCCATAAAGGTTTGAATTTTTGTACAAGAGATTCTTGACTTACTTTAACGGCATCGGGTTTCTTATTAAGTTCTTTTCGCTGTCTTTGAGTATCCGAGGTATCTTTTTGTTTTAAAGCTACATGGAACTCTCTTAATTTTCCAATGTTACCTTTAAGGAAATCTAATATATTGCCGCCTCTGTCATTTCTAAAACTTTTAACTTCACCATCTGCTTTAGCAGCTTTGGCAAGATATGTATTGTTATCGACTTTAATTGCACCAGTTCCTTCGGAACCTACAATAACTACCCAGCTCTTACGACTGTAATCTTTTAACTCACTCCAACTGATTTTTTCTATTTTATCATATTTTAAATCATGTGGAGTTTGTTCGGTGGTGTGTAGATCTTTCATAATGGCCGAACCACCAGGTTTACTTTTAATAATATCTCCAGTGGTAGAAGCCTCTGTGAGAGATTCTTTATACATATCGGCAAATAATTTTCCAGCGTTTGTCATAATTTTATTTAATCATTTCCTAGACGTGGTCGGTCACGACCTATTTGTGCAGCACGATTATGTCCCACACTATCTGCTTCTGGCCAACTATAGATATAGTCACCAAATTCATCTCTTACTAATAGCCAACGAATGCCGCCAGCTGAATACTGTTGTATTTCTGCTTGATATCCAGGAATACTAGTATCAAAATCAATATCACCAGTACCAATATCTTCACCGTTATTCCTAACCCACCCAGCAACTGCATTTACTTCTTGTCTTGAGTTAGGACCTTGCCCACCTAAATTACCTACCATCCAGATGTCGTTTGTATCTGTTGTGGTAAATGATCTAAACAGTTGACGGCCTAATGTACGAATAGCACGACTCATATTGCCTGGTAAGTTAGATACCTTATGAAAGTCTGGATCTTGAACTCCTGCTGCTCTTAGATTAGCACCTGCTACCGCTGGTAAGTTTTGATTGTTCACTCTAACATCGGGCAAATCTTGCGGTGGTTCTGGATCAGGATATCCTGGATCATCTGGATCATTTTCAATATCACGCATACGACCTAACAGATCACGCATACGTTGATTTGGTGCTATATTACCAGCTGCTCGTTGTGTATCAGCCTGACTAGCACGTCTGCGTCTATCTCCATCGTCACGTGGTGGTTCCTCTTGTCTGCGCTCCGGTTCTGGGGCAGCAGGTAACTTGTCATCTCGAGGAGCAAATAGATCATCAAAGTCCGCAAAAGGATCTTTCTGTTTGTCTTTAGTAGGCTTACGTTCAGAATCATCATCCTCATCAGGCTGACGTCTACGTTCTACTTCATAAAGATAATTGCGGAATGATTTCATTATTGACACCAACTTTGTTTGGCTTCGCCGTAGTACTCACGGGCAAACCCATTTTTAATTAGTTCGGCACGTAGACTAACACCATTTAGAATGATATCTCCCAGTACACGACCACCAAACTTATCCCAGGCGTAAAGCGTAACCTGATGTTTTTGAGTAGTAGCTACTGCGTTTTTGGTAAATGCTGAGGCTGCTTCCCCTCGCTGAGCTTCACTTGGGCACTGAGCTCTGTGGCCTTTTTCTGGAGTGTCAACTCCGTAGATTCTAACTGCAAGTTCTGGTTTGAGCGGCTTAGGAAGAAATGGTGCACTGATAACAATAGTGTCACCGTCGCTTACCCTTAAAATTTGTGCGTCATACGTAACACCTTGTGGTGCTTTTTGTGCAAAAGCTGCTTTGCTAAGTGGAAAAAACAGCAAAAATCCTAGCATAGCTAGGAATAGTTTTTCTTTAAACATGAAAACCTCACTAATAATAGCTGTATTTATACGCTTTTCTCTGTAAATTCAGCTTTGGTCCAACCTAATAAAAAGTTAGCTTTCCAGTGATTTTGATCAAATCCTTGTAGACCTTGCCATTGGTCTCTGACTGACCATATACGATCAGCAGCGTCACGCCAATCAGTATGCCGCACTGTCCATTCAAAATTAATCATACGATTCTTAAAAATATCATAGTTGTAATGATCGTATTCTATATGCAGAACCTCAAACACTGTTCCATCACGCACTGCATCTAACGCAAAATCAAAACCCCACTTTTGTTTAGTTCTTAATAATAAATCAGCTTGAGGAATTGATTCTTTTAACCTTCTAAGTTGTTGTTCTGCCTCACCATCAAACTTACATTTACAAAGAAATATACTGTGATCTAATATTAAATTTAAATTGTCTTTTTCTAATTCAAACCACGGTTCTTGCCAACAGGTATGATTCAATATAGGATTATCAATAGGATATTTCATTGCAGCGTAAAATTTACGTTCTGCGCGATTTAATTCAAATCCATCTTTATCGTAGTATTGAAAATCTGTCAATTCTAAATTTTCAATTTTTTTATTACAGGACGGATTTGACATCAATGTAATTTGATGTCTACGAAACATTATTCTTCTCTAGTAGATTCTGCTTGACAATGATCGCAGGCGCATTCTGAACAATGGTCGCAACTTTCGTCTAAGCAACTTTGTCCGCAATGTGCTTGATGTTTACAATAATTACAAATTGATTCCTTTTCCATTATTCGCTCCCTTATTCATGCATACCAAAGTTGCCCTGCATACGCACTTGTTCTATGTCATTCTTTTCAGCGTAACGATCAACTTTCATTGCCAGTTTAAAATCTAATACAGTTAACCCTTTGACATCAAATGTAGTAGTCTTTACTGTGACTTCTGCAACATCCTGTGTAACTTCTGCAAAATGATCCATACGTTCCGAAAGACCATTAATGAATTTTACAAATGATAAGGCATGTCTGTGATCCTTAGCAACGTATTTGGCTTGTAGAGTTTTATGATCTAACATTTCCCAGTCTGGAAGATATTTGCTTTTTAGATCGTTGAGTTTTTCATTATCGGGTTTATAATCCTCGATGTCTCTAGATCTAAACTTGCCTTCAGAAACTACATCTTGTATTTTCATTCTGTACGATCCTTGTCATCTATTGCTCCGCCAGTGACCCACGCTGTGCAGGAACGATCTCCGGCGCATTTGAAGTGTAGGAAGTTGCAGTAGCCTAAGTCTGCTTTGTGGATTGTGGCCATAGCATCTGCAGATTTTTCATCACCTTTGATACCATCTTCAATACATGTCCACATTTTGTCTGATACATCAAAAGCCGCACAGTTACCGCACAGCATTGTACGAGCAGTCTTTTCTGTAATATCCCATCGTTTTGCGGCATCCTTCCAATATGATTCTGGCTCCTCAGGATTAGCAGGGCCGTAGTGATAATCATCAATGGCCTTCTGACGATTCTTTAGGTTGACGTCTATGTCGTAGGTAGCAATAGGACAACCTTTGTTGGCTGCTTCTACGATGTTTATATATTTTCTGTAGATCATCTCTGTTCAATCCAAGTCATTGTGGCCACAGCATTCTTGTTGGCATTCTTGGCAGCGATAGCCAAGGTTAAGTTATCGCTGACTGTGCCTAAATTACTTCGACCAATTTGATAAACTGTGTCGGTGTCCACTCTAATCTGTGCGGCACCGCCGCCTGCTGTAATGATACCTGCTGACAGTTCAACACCGTCTGTGATAGCACCCGTTGAAGTATAGTTGTACTGTGTGAAAGCATTGGGATCTGGATGATCCACCCACGTGCCGTTTACTGTGGCATTGCGTATAAGTTTAAAGTAAATGTCAGTGTTGTCTACAGTGCCTGCTTGGAAGTAAGTAGGTATAACAATGCCTGTTAATGCTGTGCTTTTTATTCTAATACTGACTACGGGATAGAATGTGTTGGACAAGGGCATGTTGATACCAGTTAACGGTGTTAGAATACTTTCAGCGATGCCTAGTTTTTCAACCGATCCTTCTGCTAGAATACTATTACTGCCCTGCCATAGATAGTGTGTGCCCGCGGCTCCAGTGAGATTTTCTATCTCCAGTCTGATGGGCAAGAATGGAGTTTTCGCCCAAGGACTCTGTAGTCTATTACCGTGGTTAAAGGTGTGTATAACTCTGGGCAAGCCGTTCATCACAAACATAAACACTACCTGTCCAGCACCATACCATTCGTAGTCCATCATGACCAACTGCTGTGCTTGAGGATTTGCTGTGATACCACTGGGACCTGTGCCGTCTAACTTGTCACCGTTCCAGTCTTTGCGATAGATTCTTTCCACTGTGGGTGTAGCACCATCACTGTTGATAATCACACAGGCATACTGCGGCTCACCTGTGTCAGGGTCAACAGTTCCACAGTCTTCAAAGAAAAATCCGTCAGTACCATCAAACATACCAAACCTACGACGGATGCCAGTTGCTGGTGTTTGTAATCTAACAGCGAATGCCACACTCTGTGTGCGGCCTGGAGTATAACGTTGAACGTTGCAAGTTTGTCGTATAACCTTGGATCCCAATTGATTGGTCACCTGCATACGCACCTGACTAAATGAAGTGTCAAATACTGCGGAGCCGCCGTTGGCTGTTGATTCATCCCAGACATCTGTTTCCTTGCCATACTGGAATGTGTTGAAGAATATAGTTTCTTGTGTCTGGACTTTTAGACGACCTTTGCTGTCTATGCTGGAACTAACTCCGGAACCTTCGCCTGAACCTACTAGGTTAACGTTGGCACGAAGCACTGGTTGCCCAATGGCATTGTACTCCATAGCCTTATGCAGATTAAGAAGATTAGGCTCGTCCGCATGAATATAGTTTGTTGAGTTAGGGTTTCGAACGCCCATCTTATGGTCCAGTGGTCCATGGACGGCCTTGAACTAGTCCACCTGTGTTTGGATTTTCGTCTGGATCTACATCATTGTCGTTATAAGGATTAGGTAACTGTGTAATGTCGTAAGTTGCTCTAGCATTGCCGCTGGCAGCACGATCCAATGCAGATAAATCTAATTTTGCTATTTGTCTTAATTCTTTAGTAGCTAGCCTTGCAATTTTATTATGAATTCTTAACTGCGAACCTTCCACTATACCATAAGAACCTATAGTTTGTGCAGTATCTAATACTTGATTATTGAATACTAAATCAAACCAATCCGCTGAGTATGAAAAGTTAGTTTCCATGGCAGTTTTTAAATCACCAATAGTTCCTGCGGTGTCTACTGTTTGTAGATCATAAACTGCTGTGTTTAACAGGCTTTGAACTGTGATGTTTATTATAGCCATGTTTATCCCCTGTGCTGTAGGAATGGGTACATGCTAGGATGCTCTCCCCTAATATCGCTAGGGTGTTTAGGTCCGTTATGACCACCACCTGCTAAGGTTGTCACCGCATCAATATCTGCATACATCTCATCTGGTTCGTTGGCGTAGGTACTAGTATCGTTAAGATCTTTAGCCATTAGCCCTGCAATTTGTTGAAAACGACGTATTTGATCATCAGTTGTGTCTAGATCAATTTCTGCCTCAGGCTCTGCGCTGACTACTGCTATAGATTGAGGTTCTTGTGGTCCTTCAATTTGATCAATAAGATCTAGTACAGATTTTATAATTTCTTGTGCTCTCATAATGAATCCAATTTTACATATTTAGCATCTAGTAAAATAGTAGTCGCCATCTGGTCCGTTACTGCTAAACATGCCCATATTTGTAAAACCCTGCGATTCCATATACTCTACTACAGTTTGTTTAAGAGGTGCGCCTTTATTATATTCAACTTCTTGTAACTCTAAAATCACATGATCGCAGGATTTTAAGATTTCTACAGCACCTTTTAGAACATCTAATTCTGCGCCCTGTACATCCATTTTTATTAGATCAGGGTTTGGCAGTTTTTTTAGATTAACTACTGCATCTAAAGTTACTGTTTTATAGGTTCTACGATGACTTTCATTAAAATATTTTTCGGCTTCTGGATTTATCTCTATATTTTCTTTATAGTAACTGTTACCGCCAGGGTGATAAGTGTTTTGATAAAATTCTAATTCTTTACCTGTGCTATCACTGAGTAAACCTATATGATATAATAAGTTATTTTCTTTATACATGAATTCGCACTCTGGCATAGCTTCAAAAACCACATACTGTGCATTAGGCCATATGCGTTTAGCTTCATTGGTCCAATGCAGTACACAAGCACCAACATCATAGATTACTTTTGGTTGAATAGACAGTTGTTGAAGAAACTCAACATGTTTTTGTGGTATTAATCTTTGACTGCCTAATTCTTTTAATCTTGCTGAATGGTCAATTATTGATTCTGCTACAGGAACTTCTGGAATTAGATTAAAATTAGTTTGTCCTATATGACTGCACAATATACTAGTATCAGCCCAAATACTAAAACCTCTGTCTTTAGCTTTACGACAAAAATCTATGTCTTCACTGATTGTATGATTATGATCTAGTGCCGGATGATACATAAATTGTGGATATCCAATCGATCTAAACACTTCCGACTTGACTAGCACACATCCAAACCCGCAGGCTGCTATTTCCAGTGTCCCTCGATTTTGTATTTTATAGTAGGGTATATGACTTACCCCACCGGTACTATTATGTTCGTAAACTTCTAATATCTGTTCAGGTTTACGCTGTCTATATATGCCGGTTATTATATCTTTATCTTGAGATATCAGTTTTGCTAATGTGTCAGGAGCGAATGCCATATCTGCATCTACGGCCCAAAGATAATCGTATCCTTTGACTGCCCAATCTGCAATAAGATTACGAACTTGATCTACTCTATATCCATAGAAGTACTGAAATGTGGTTTGGTAACCCTCGGGTATTATCTGATCGTAGATGCTCTTGAATGTCTCTGGCTCTATGTTCCTGGCTGTGGGTATGGCTATTAGTATCTTTTTTTTTGACATCTCTGTTTTTCCTATTATTTCTCTTGCGGTTTTATTTTGTTCTTCTGCATTTACTTTATAATCATTTAATGGATTAATATCATTATAATTGTACACTATATCTTGTATGCAAGCAACTCTATCTGGATCAGCCTGTTCTATGAGAGCATAAAATACTGCGCCATCGCCACCTGCTCTATACCATTCTTCTTGATCATTTTTAAATTGATCATCTGTGCAATTGTCTATGAGGTATTTCTTAAATGTTCTTAAATGAGTATAAGGCAATATCCAGTTAAAATGATGCTGTCTATATGTTTTGCTTTGTTTTACCTCTTCAGGGTATGGTTGACTGATTAAGGGTATATTATCAACCATACTCCAACAACTACCATATGTAAATTCTAGATTATCACTGTATAACGTATTGTAGTATGATAAAATAGTGTTGTCGTTGACTAGACTATCGTCACCATCTAGAATCATTATAATGCTGTTCTGTTCTAATGTTCTAAACAATTCTACTTGATTACGCACAGCACCTAGATTTTGTTCATTAACAATTAATGTTATCTTATTTTGTATATGTTGTGGTAAACTATCAATAAATCTGTAGGCTACATCTACAGTATCATCTGTGCTGGCATCATCTATTAAGTAATGATGATAGTTGTCGTAATCTTGGCAAACTACACTTTCTATGCAACGTTCAATGTAGTTTCTATTATTATAGAAAGTGCTGACTATATTGATCTGCTGTTCTGTATTAGATTTATAGTTTTCTAACTCTACAACATTATGATAACGTCTGTTGTAAACTTTATGCACTCTACGATTTATTTTATTAACTTGACGATATTCTTCTAAACTAAGATATAGTCCACAGGTCTTATAGAAAAACTGTTTCCATTGTAGTGCTACTGTATCCCATCCTGCTATAGGCTTGACTACATTACAATAGTATTGTTTTTGTTGATGTAGATACCTGTTATGATAGGCCTGTACTGTTTGTTCAACAAATTTATCTACTTGTTCGGCACGATTAATATCTGTAAATAAAACATTTGGTTCTATAGCATAATCAATAAGATAGCAACTTCCTTCTAATGCTACTTCTTCTAATGCACCAAATCTACAAGTTATTACTGGTGTATTATAACATATACTTTCTAGTGTGCTAATGCCAAATGTTTCTGGAAATGCAGCAGGATATATCATAAAGTTAGCAGCAGCTAATCTATCTGCTATTTCACTCTGAGGAATGATGCCTGTGAATTCTATATCCAGTTGTGCATTTGCAGGGTCATTGGCCATTTGACGCCAATCTAACTCCTGTTGATCTGGTTGTCCATTCACTGTAAATCTATAGTAGCCGCCTATTACCGTAAGTTTAGCTTCGGGTAATCGTTGTTTGACTCTAGGCCAAATTTCTTTAACTAAGGGTATCATACCTTTAGTCACACTGGCGTTATAAACAAATCTGTTAGGATCTTTAGCTTTGATATCTACTTCTTGTTTGTGTAAGTATGCACCATTGCGTGTAATAAATGTTTTATTTTTTAATACTTCAAAGTTACGTCTACGTCCGTGATGGCAATTTAGTACATAGGTCAAGTGCCAATCACTAAGAGTAAAGATTGTGGTAATTTTATTTGCGGTTGCTAGTTCTTCTATGAGATTGTCGCCAAGACAAAATGTATCGTGCATCCATAGAATACGCTGTTTGGCCTTACTAAGAATACGTTCGTAGATCTTTTTATCAGCAAATGGTAGTGCTCTACTATCACCTACCTGTTGAAATTGGTTCTCAGTTAAAAAAGGTATAACAGTTCTGCTACTAATCACAATATCAAAATTGTAATCGTTAGACAGTGCTGATAAGGGTAAGTAGTTTACTCCGTCATACTGTCCTGGTGTCGCGTGATCAAGATTGCAGTTATTGAAAACAGTAACTTCAAAATTTAATTTGGCAAGTTCTTTACTGATGTATGTTACAGCACTTTCGGAACCACCAAGTCCTTGTTTAAAAACGGTTGAACCGTCGTAAGGTATACCAATTATATCTATGATAGCTAATTTCATGCTTTTATATATCGTTAAATCTTGAATTTGTATGTAGTTATGACAGGTTAAACAAACCAAGTAATGATTGAATACCTACTACCTGATAACACTGGCATCACTTCGTGCGGATACATAAAATTGCTTGGAAACATCAGCGCGGATCCCGCTGATGGTTTTATTTGTATATCACGATTAAAAAAAGCAAATTCGCCACCCTCGTAATCA